TAATAATGGTTTATATATTTTTTCCGTTAAAAATGGATAATTTGTTTCATAACAATGGGTTTCTGTTATTACCGAAAAATAACTATCTATATATAAATTATGATTTAATAATCCATCTATCCAATCTATTCTATCGGCGGTGCCACTTCCATATTTTACTGAGAAATTATTATCGTTAAAATAGTCTTGATAATTTTCTGGTAAATTAATTGTAGGCAAAATAGAAGGGCGTGTCATAGAAAATAATGAATTTTCTATCAGATTTTTTTCATTCAATAAATTATATAAATCTATTCTATGTTGCCTATCCTTTCCGTTTAAACATAAAAATTTATATGGCTTATATTCTTTTTCAAAAATCTTGTTAAAATATCTTAATGAAATTTTTATATTATTATCAAAATATATTGCATTTGAGAAAAAATCTAAGTTGCAAAAATTGATTGTGGGATGTTCAAACTCGGCAGAAATTAACATAGATATTTGTCCACCATCAACAAATTTTTCAAATTTATAATCTTTAAAAACTTTTAACACCTTAACACTGGACTCTCTATATCTAGAAAATATAATTTTATTATTATAATTTCTTTCTAAAAAACTATGGATTAAAGTATCAATACCTTGCATTTTATAGAAATCATCGACATTTACTAGGCATATTCTATTATCTTCTTCGAAAACACTAGTATAATTATCGTAATAAGTAAATTCTACAAAATGCAAGATATTAAAAGGATTTTCGTGCTTATAATTTTCAAAAGTATGTATTTTTATGGTATTTTCCATGATTTTATTTAGAAAAAAGTGCTTGACAACCCGCACATTTATGGTATGATGTATATATTGATAGGAGAACGACATGGCTAAGAAGCAACCAGGCGCTGGTCAACTCAGCGATACCATTGACGAGAAGAAAGACTATGATGCTCGTCAGGCAATTCTCAAGGCTCGTATTGCCCTTGTGCTCAAACAACCATTCTTTGGTAATCTTGCCATGCGGCTCAAGTTGGTCAATGCTGATAGCTGGCTGACCACTGCGGCTACCGATGGTCGCCATTTCTATTACAACAGCGATTTCATCCTCAAACTTCCTACTAACCAAATGATGTTCTTGTTCTGCCATGAGTTGCTTCACTGCGCTTATGATCACATGAACCGTTGCATTGGCAAACAGAAAGACCTTGCTAACATTGCAATGGATTATGTCGTCAATGCTGATTGCATCAAGTACAATCTTGGTCAAAAGATTACCGTTGTGCCTGTTTTGTATGATCGCAAATATGATGACTGGAACTTTGAACAGGTCTATGATGACCTGATCAAGAACGCACAGAAAATCAACATTGAAGATTTGCTTGACCAGTTGCTTGATGACCATCTTGATCCTGACAAAGATGGACAAGGCAGTGGTGATGGTGAAGGCAAAGATGGTGACAAGGATGGCAAGGGTCGTCCAATGCTGTCCAAAGAAGAGCGTCAGGCTATCAAGGATGAGTTCAAGGAAGCAATGCTCGCTGCTGCACAATCCGCAGGCGCTGGCAATGTTCCTGGCAACGTCAAGCGTATGATCAATGAACTTACGCAACCTAAAATCAACTGGCGTGAACTCATTACGCAACAAATCCAGTCTACTATCAAGAACGACTACACGTGGACTATTCCTAACAAGAAGATGTTCTCGCAAGGGTTTGTTCTGCCTAATATGCGCAAGGATCAAGCGATTGATGTTTGCATTGCTATTGATACCAGTGGTTCTATCGGCAATGACCAGTTGAATGCGTTTTTTAGTGAAATCAACGGCATCATGCAATCATATGATGACTACAAGGTTAAGATTTGGTGCTTTGATACACAAATCCATAATCCAGTAGAATATACAACTGCTGATGGTGATGATCTCATCAACTATGAAGCAAAAGGTTTTGGTGGCACTGACTTTGAAGTTAATTGGAAGTGGATGAAGAACGAGGATGTAAATCCAAAACTCTTTATCGTGTTTACCGATGGCGAACCATATGGTTCATGGGGTGACGAAACCTATTGTGATACTGTATGGATTATCCATAACAAGTATAACAAAACCATTGAACCGCCATTCGGCATTCACGCTTATTACGAAGATTAATAATCTTTAAAAGATTAGGCTCTGGAAAATTTTTCAGAGCCTTTTTCTATGCTTAAATAATATAAATTGGAGATTATTATGACAGAAGAAACCACCGAAGTTGCCGCAACCCCGCCAAGCATTACCATTACTGATATTGCTTTCTTGGTTCAAATCGTAGAAACAGTTGCGCAGCGAGGAGCATTTCGTGCAGATGAGTTATCAAGCGTAGGTGCGGTTTATGATAAAGTAAAGGCATTTATTGTTGCCAATAATCCACAACCAGCACCAGAACAAACAACAGAGGAAGTAAGTCAATGAGTTTTTTTAAACATGTAGGAAGCGTCAATGGTAAGAAAGTTATCATCGTACAGCGTCATTTAAGCGGCGAAGAAAATCACATGGCAGTTGTCATTTATAGTGATATCATGCCAAGCAAGTATCATGATGATGTCATGAAGGTACTTGAAAGCGACGAAGGACAACAGGCATATGAGTTCCGTGATATTTTAGAACGTCGCATGATGGGCGATGGCATGAATATGTTACAGGCGTTGAGTGCTGAAAATTATTTAAAGCGTGTGCCAGCAGCCAATGTACAGGTTACTCCAAACAGCAAGAGCAATATTCGTCTTGACGAACTTAACAAGCTTCTTGGACAGGTTGGCAAGGGACCAGAAGCAGTTGCTCGTCTTGAACGCATGGAAAATCAGCAAGGATTTGCTGATCCTGCAAAGAATGCCGCAACTGATGCTTTCGTTAGTGAAAGTGTTAGTGCAGAAGAACTTGGTATTTCACCAGTAGCTGCACCAGTAGCTGCGCCAGCCGCTCCCGATATGACTGCGGTTATGATGCAGATGATGCAGACTATGCAAGCAATGCAGTCACAGCTTAATGAACTAAGAGGCGATAAGCCAGTAGTCGTAAAGGCTACTGCTAAGAAGGCTCCTGTAAAGACCACTAAGACAAAAACCAGTGCCTGATAATAGTTTTAGCGATGAATTTTTTGATCGATGGGAACATTTAATATCTGATTTAGAGATTTCAGATGTTCCCATTCGTTTCATAAAAGCAGTTAGTGCAACTTTCAAAGATGGGCAATCTCATGTATTTGATATTAACACCATTCTTAGTAAAGGCATAGATTTTCCAGAAATCGAAGTCATGATAGAAGACTATCTTGAAGTTTTTTCGGATGACATTGATTGTGTTGATTTTCATCTCAATGTTTCTGCCATTGCCGAAGAAGTTGAAGGCAAAACTAATAGACTGTTAGATTAATGATAAAAGCAATCTTTGCTGTGGATAAAAATGGCGGGTTAGGGCAAGGCGGAAGTCTTCCCTGGCCCCATGACAAGCAAGATATGCAATGGTTCTCAACCAATACCCGCAATCATATTGTAGTAATGGGCAGCAATACTTGGGTTGATCCCAAGATGCCTAAACCGTTACCAGATCGCCATTGTTGCGTAGTTACCAATCGACCTGTTGATAGTTTCCGTGATGCTCACACTATCATACATGGCAATTATATTGAGCAAAGCTTAGCTGTATTAAAAGCAAATTATCCTGATAAAGATATATGGATTATAGGCGGTGCTAAACTTATTGAAAGCACCAAGCATTTATTTGAACAGATATATTTGACCACATTTGATGATGATTATAATTGCGATGTAAGCGTAGATGTGGTAGAATTACTACATAATTTCCAAATGGATTGGGAAACTTACGGCAAAGATAAAGTATTTCAGGTGTGGAAACGTGCAAAATTATAATCATTTATGTTCAAAAATAATTCTTAACGGCATTGAAAGCAAGGACAGAACTGGCGTCGGTACGCTAAGTATGTTTGGCGAGCAGTTGCGGTTCAACCTTGCTGATGGTTTCCCAGCAGTAACAACCAAAAAATTAGCATGGAAATCTATGGTAAGTGAACTGTTATGGTTTATTGAAGGAAGCGGTGATGAAAGACGATTGGCAGAGATACAATATGGCACAAGAGATGATGCAAAGAAAACCATCTGGACTGCAAACGCTCGTGCAAGCTATTGGCTTCCAAAGTCTGCTTATAATGGCGATTTGGGCCGTGTATATGGTGTTCAGTGGCGTCATTGGCGCTATGTAGACGAGAACACACCGCCATTTAAAGAAGGTGCACTAGTTCGCAATTATGATGAAATTGATCAGCTAAAAGAACTTATTGATGGGTTGCAGCGTGATCCAACTGGTCGTCGTCATATTTTAACGGCATGGAATCCTGCTGAACTAAATCAAATGGCATTGCCACCTTGTCATATGTTTGCGCAGTTTTATATCCGTAATAATGTGCTAAGTTGCCAGATGTATCAGCGCAGTGCCGATATCTTTCTTGGAGTTCCATTTAACATTGCAAGCTATGCGTTACTAACGCATCTTATTGCCAAAGAAATTGGTGCAGAAGTTGGTGAACTTATTCTTACATTTGGCGATGTTCATATCTATAACAACCATATCGAACAAGTTAAAGAACAAATTTCTCGTCGCCCTTATGCTCTTCCACAACTTGATATCAGCGAGGTTAGCAGCATTTATACGGCAACCCTTGACCAATGCAAGTTGGTAGGTTATGAACATCATCCAACAATCGTAGCAGAAATGGCAGTCTAACATGCATATATTAGTAACAGGTGGATTTGGATTTATCGGACATCATGTTGTAAAGCGTCTTAAAGATAGTGGTCATCGGGTCACTATCATTGATGATCTTCGTTTTATTAACACTGACTTGTATCTTGCTCGTGGTCGTCATATGGAATTTGCATATGATGAATGGATCAATGCAGATTGTAGTAGCACAATCATTCAAGACGTAGACGTGATTGTTCATCTTGCTGGTGAACCAAATCAAGCTACATTTGCTAAAAACAATCTTGCCGCTTGGCGCAATACAGTGCAAAGCACTATTCATTTATTGACAAATTATCCAAATGCCAAGATGGTTTATATAAGCAGCAGCATGGTCTATGGCGATTGGAGTGGAGAAATTGTAGAAGATGCGCCACTTAAACCTATCAACGATTATGGTAGGGCTAAAAAAATGTGCGAAGAATTGGTTAGAATTATCGCACAGAAATGGGTAATCATTCGTCCTACTGCTGTGTATGGAAACCGAGATGATGGCAATCGTGTTATCTCTAAATGGATAGATGCTGCACTTAACCAACAAACAATTCACGTAGATGATCCTCAAGCCACTTTGGACTTCACATATGTCGAGGACACAGCACAGGCTATCGCAAATGCTGCAATACTTGATACACATAATTTTATTGCTAATGTAAGTTATGGTAGCGCAAGGACGCTACAAGATGCTATTACAATTATAAAAGATTGGACCAACACCCAAAGCAAAATCTTGTATGGCGATGGTATTCCTTTTAATATGCCAAAGCGTGGTTCGCTTAATACTCGTCGTGCAGTTCAATTTCTTGGCTACACGCCAAAGACAAGTTTAGAAGATGGTATACAGAAACTTATCAAATGAATATTCCATTTACAGATTTGCAATCCCAATATGCAGAGGCAAAGAGTAGCATTGATTCAGCTATTGCGCACACGATTGCTACTAATAGCTTTATCACTGGTCCCGATGTAATCAAGTTTGAAACTACCCTAGCCAATTATCTTGGTGTGCCAGCCACTGCTAGCACTGGTAGCTGCACAACAGCCCTACAAGTGGCTCTTAAAGCCTGTGACATAGGAAGTGGTGATGAAGTTATTACCACTAGTCATACATTTGTCAGCACGGTAGAAGCTATTGTCAATGTGGGTGCTATCCCTGTTATGGTTGATATTGATGAATATTATCATCTATCGCCGCATAAGTTAGAGAAATATATAACACCAAAAACAAAAGCCATTCTTGCAATGGATGCATATGGACAAAGCTGTGATATTCATGCGTTTCGTTATTATGCAGATGAGTTTGGCTTAAAGCTTATCAATGATAGTGCGCATAGTTTTGGTGCTGCTATCATGAATGTTGCTGATCTTAATTGTTTTTCATTTAATCCGATCAAGAACTTTGGCGCAATGGGCGATGCTGGCGCTGTTGTAGGTCGCTCTGATCTTGTTGAGCGTTGTCGCATGTTTCGTGATCATGGACGCAATACTAAATTTGTATTTGAAGAAGTTGGATATAATGCGCGAATTGATAATTTACAAGCGAACATTTTGCTTGCCAAATTGCCATATTTAAAAGAATGGAATGAAGGTCGGAAGCGTGTTGCCGCTCGTTATGACGAGGCGCTAGGCAATGTAGTTACTATTCCTAAGCGCAACGAATTGAGCGATCATGTGTATTATGTGTATGTTATCGAAACAGATAACCGCGATAATCTTGCCGCATACTTAAAAGATCATGGCATTGCAACGAATATTCATTATCCTATTCCATGTCATTTGCAACCAGCATTTGCGCCATATAATGTGTCGCTGCCAAATTGCGAACGAGCAAGCAAGCGCATTTTAAGTTTGCCTTGCTATCATACATTAACAGAAGAACAACAAGATTATATTATCAACAAGATTTGGGAATGGCGAGTATGAAAATTTGGTTAGTAGGTTCGGGCTATTGGGGCAGTAAGATTGCAGCCAAGCTAGAAAAATTAAAAATAGATTATTCTATCATTGATATTAAAAATGGTCAAACGATTAGTGATATTGATACGCTTGATCCTGTTATGTTGGCAACGCCACTATGGGATCATTATGAACAAGCCCTAGAACTTATTCATCGTGGCAACGATCTTTATATTGAAAAACCAGCCGCTGAAAACTATGATCAGATTGTTAATTTAATCAAAGCAACCAAAGATAATATTGTGATGGTTGGTCACATTTATATGTATAATCCAATCTTACATAAACTTAAAAATTTTATTGATGAAGGCAGATTTGGCGAAATTCAATTTGTTAACAGTGTTCGCACCAATCTTGGCATCTATCAAACCAAAACAACTCCACTGTTAAGTTTAGCACCACATGATTTTACAATTGTGGAATATCTCTTAGGTGATTTGCATATTCGTAATGCACAAGGATTTAAATATAGTCCCAATAGTCCATATCCTGATCGTGTGTTAGTTAATGGAGTAAACTGGCATATTGATGTTAGCTGGCTTCATCCAGAACGCAAGCGTGAAGTTACCGTTATCGGAGACAAGGCACAAGCTATCTGGAACGATGATGCAAAAACGCTGCGTGTATATGAAAACAATATTGTAGGTGCCAAGCTTCACTTAAATGATCCAGATGAATGTTGGGATTATAGTGATCTTATAGACCCATTGGAAAATGAATTGCTGCACTTTATCAACTGCGTTGAAACTCGCACAACACCAGATAGCGATCTAGCATATGCTAGAAAGATTGCAGACTATATTGATATTGCCCACTTCTTATTGGACATCACCATATAATTCAATAAAGTGATTGCGCAGCCATTCCCAACGGAATGTATTGCGGCGAAGTTCAGGCGTATCTATATTATCTTCATAATATTTTACGCCATCATTTGCGCCCTTTAATGCCCATTCAGCATAGTTGCCATTAGCTACCGTGCGCCAGATATGCAGTCGGTATTGGGTTTCAACATTTGGCATTGTATCGGTAAACTCTCGCAGCTTATGTGCCTCACGAAATGCGGTGCGCCAAGTATGATATGGTGAAGCATCAAATGATCCATAGCAAGATACAATCGGCACAACTTCATGAGCAAAGCTTAGCGTATAATCTGTTCCAAACTCACCAAAGGGCGGAGCATTAATAACCATATCACGATTATACAACACAATTCCCATATGTCCATAACGCAAACCATTGACCGTGTTTTCGCTATAAAAAATATAATGCTTTGGCTTCTGCCAATAATCAGAACCGATATCAAAATTAAATGTAGGATGAATTATGGTTTTGGCAAACACTGCATAAAAGTATGGTGTTTCAGATGCAGTAGCCGCTGCTTTAAGAGCGTTCTCCATACCACTTACGCCATGCACTCGCTTAGCATGAGGAAACTTGTTTACTAGTTTATTCCAGTTTGCATCTGCTTCTGGCTCATCATATGATATAAAGATAATATCATTTAGTGCATCAAATCCATAATCTGGATAGCGCAACAAATGAGGATATTCATATAATTCATCCTTTACAATGCAATCACGAGGAACAAGCGTGGTGCTATTATTCTTATTAATGCTTACTGCTGGTCGTTTATCCCATAAACAAACATCTGGATAATCTGCAAATCCTGTATGCGAATACACTGTATAGATTGAACTTAATCTAGGCGTAGCATTAAGTTCTTGTGCCAAACTATCATGCGTTATCTTTTGTGATGGCCATAGTTTTCTCTTTACAGGTTCGTGATTAAAGTTATAGGATGGATTCCAATCACCAAGATAACTTGGAACATGAATTAAAAATGTATCGCCTTTTTCACAAGTGCCACTTGGCCAGCAATGTATCTGGCGTTCTTCGCCTTCTTCTGGCAACCAATCAAAATCAAATTCATCATAGTTACATGTATCACTAACTATCCATAACCATGGTTTGGTTGCTCGTTTAATAGCAGACTTTACCGCTTCTTCCATTGTCGTAACCAATCGAACTTTATAATCATGTTTAGGCAATGTATGCGTGTTAGTGTCAATGCAGCAAATATCATAATAAGTGCCGTTATAAGTTAAATTAGCTGCATGATATTTTATGTTATTGCTGCCTCTGTCCAATGTGGTATAGCTTAGTCGTTCTTTGCCAAGCATTGTAAATTCATGATTAAGTTGCCAATCCCATACGCTCGGAAACCAATTAAAATTAAAATTTGAATAATCTATGAGTGGGTCTTTTTTCCATTCCCATTTGCCAATAGCAGGATAAAGTATTGGCAATATATCCTTATGAAATACAGTATCGCCACTGTTTTCTATGGGAATCAACCAAGTTGTAAAGCAATCTGGGTTATCATGGCTAGCCCATGCATGCATCATTTTAGCTTGATGGCGGTTAGGAATATATCGCAGATTAAATTGAGAATAATCTACTGCCAGATGACATAGCCAAATATACTCAGTGCGACTAGAAGCAATAGCTTTGGCTATTAGTTCTTTAATATCATCGCAATCATCATAATCATACCAATAGATATCAAACATTGTGGCTATTATAACCTGGCATCAAATAATTGATCTGACGCTGCTCATGATCCTCATCTGCCCAAGAATAATCATACATCGCATGATTGCCATCTACTTCAAGACTATAAATGTCAAGATGATCGCCCATAATTCTCCAAATCTCGGCAACATCGGTTGTGCCAAAACTCATTTCAAGATCAATCTTTCCAATTTCAAGATAGCCTAAACTTAAATTGGCATCAAGAGGATCATAACCTTCACGCTTCAACCATTCAAAGAAATTATCCTGATCTTTGGTATGCCAATCATGGGTTCCATAACATACATCTCGCCCCCATTCAATATCAAATTCACCACTATAATATTGAAGATGAGTAATAGCATCGCAAGTAGCTTGGTCAAGATATGGAGCGTTTTCGTCACGAAATACTTCCATGAGCGTCTTGCCAATTTGTGTCCAGTGCATATAAACATGCGCAAACTTGCGGTCATGACCATTGGTTAGAAATCCCTGACGATGTTCTGGTGTTAGATTATATCGCTTGGCATTTAAGAATGTTGTAATTTGCGATGGTCTTATCCATTCTGGATTAAATTTTTGTTTACGCAAACTTAAACAAAGCGTTTCAATTTCATGGCAAAGATTGTTTAATTGCCTGATACTATATTTGATATTAGGCGGAGCAATTTTATAATATGAACTTAGATTTTCAACAGTTCCTTGCAGATGTTCAAAATGATTGTGAACAATATTCATAACATCATGATTTGGACCGCCACTGTTTCGATCATCGGTAAGTGGCAACATAACAGTTTCTGGTGTATAAACTGTTTCAATTACAACATCCGCCAATCCTGCTGCTTGCCAAATACCAAGTTCATTAAACTTCCAGATGTTTAGCGCATGACGACTTAATTCACCAGTAAGATATTCAAGATTTCTAGCGCCATTTGGCCAACCATGCCAACAATAATTCTTTTCTAAAATAGCATTGCGCTGTATCTCAATCGACAATGCCGCTTCCCAATCACGGGCAAGTTGAGTATCATTGGGTTCAATGAATACAGGAAATACATCCGTTTTATCTAACGGATTGCGAAGGGTCATTACAACAGTCATATACTATTCCACCAATCTAAGACATCACCAGTTAAGATATCTTCCATCTTTATTTTAGCATCTTTGCGGATAGATTCCAATTTTAAAAGATGTGCTTTACCTTTAATTGCTTCTTGCTTATAGGTTTGGGGGAACTGTTCTTCAAATGTAGGACGAGTTTTAAGGTGTTCTAACGTGTCCCATAAACTGCGTGTGCGACGAGTGATGAGTGGCTTAATACGCTCCTGTATGCCCTCTAAAAGCGGTTCTAAGACCGTTCTAGGCAGCGCCAATGGACTGAGTAGTATGTCAGGAGAGAAGGCAAATACAACTTTACTCAACAGTTCTACATTCAGTTCATCGGATAAATTGATAATGCTCGCAAGGTCGAAAAGACCAGGTAAAGTAAGAGTAAAATCAATACGCATTTGTCTAGGGTTTTTCGAAGATTCAATCCCCCGTCGAAAGCTATCATACCAATCGCTATAATTAAGGCCAGTCCTAACATATTCGCCAATCGCTCCTGTTCCATCTAAACTTGCGCATATTTCCCAATGTGGGAATTTTTCAAGAAGTTCCCATAGGGTTCCTTCTTTATCCTGACAATAACTTAGATTTGTATTATATCTTACACGAACCTGATCAGCATAGTCAAGTTCTATTATTCGACGCATGAATGTCCAGTGCTCGTCATATAATAATGGCTCGCCACCTACCCAATAAATTTCACGGACAGATTTATTTTCAATTGCCTCACGAAATTCAGGTATGACTACATCACGAGTAAAATTGCGAATAGCATGGCGATTCTTTGGTTGCATCCAATGGTTCTTGGGATTAGTTAAATCAACCATTTCATTCTTGCGAACTTCAACTTCCCATGCTGAACTTAGCATATCGCCACACATACGACACTTGAAGTTACATACATTGTTATAACGATAATCCCATGATATCGGTTCTAGGGTGGTGAATCCATCACTATCCGTATTAGCCTGTATATCTGATCTAAGATGACCAAAGAGATGACCGAAGTAATCACGATAGACATTGGTATTAAGTAACTTCTTGTCACAGACTTCACATGCAGACGGAACTTCACCAGCCAACCATTGCTTTCTAATTTCTCTAATATGTTCGCCATTCCACCAATCCTTTAATGTAAGCGGAGTAAACTCACCATCGCCACCAGCCGTGTCGATATACTGCTTGAAGTTCTGCGCAGGTTCACGAGAGGCGCAGCATAGGCGTCTTTCACCGACAGGAGAAATAAATGTGTGCGTCCACGGTGCTAAACAAAAATCATTCATATCCAATTGCCGCCGCTATCTCGCTGTGATGATCACTGAATTTTTGGTTGCGCTGTGTATCGCTATTCTTTAATTGTTCTACAAGTTCAGTGCAATCGCTGTCTTCTCCTTGCATCATGAACTGCAATAAATTTTCCACCTCTTTATAGTATGGACCGTTATAATCTTTATGTTTTTGATATATTAGCTGCTTAGCTGTTTGATTTAGTCGTGAGATACTAAAATACCAAACATCATGTAGAACATTAAAATACACATAATCAAATTTTTGTTTTGGAATCCATCTACACATTTCATCAATATAATAAAAATTTTGAATATTTGCAGTCAAACATAATTGTAATTTTATATTTTTATGTGTTCTGCGCAATTCTCTAAACTTTTCTAAATTTTCTACCGCTTTATTCCAACTTGCGCCATATCTTTGATACTCAAAACGTGGACCAATGTCATCTATTGATAGTGCAATTTCAACTAACTTAAAATGCGGCCAAAGTTCCAACCCACGTTTTGGAAAAGTAGTTGTATTGGTATTATAATGAATTTCAATATCGCTTGCATATCCTAATTCAACTGCGATAGCGAGTAAATCAAAATGCTCATCAATTAAAAATGGTTCGCCACCCGTAAACTCAAAATACTTTGTATTTTCGAGCAGACTTGTTAAATCTTCCCAGAATTTTTTTGATTCTCGTGGCCATCTTCCATTTACAAGATTGTCTCTTGCAGTTTGATTTTCAGAATAGATATCAATTTCTTCTTGTGCCCATTTCGAACTACTAAAACTTCCACATATACGACATTTTAAATTACAAATGTTGCCCAGTTTCAAATCAATAAACATCAATTTGCCATCATCAGAACTGATGAATTTACTATTGCCAATTATTTTACGCAATCGCATCTTACTATGCATACGCTTACTTGTTCTACCACTTGCCTCTTCATTCCAACAACGATTGCAACCCTCTGGCTTCTCACCATTGAGAAAATTTTGGCGAAGGTTGGTCATATAAGAACTATTAAATGCTTCCGTAAGCGTATTTGTTTTTAGATCAATATCAGGTATTGTATCATAACTTAAACAACATACCTTGCATTTACCCATAGGGTCTGCTTCAATGCTTACAAATGGCAATACACAAAATGTGTCACTCATACAAATATCCTAATTCTGGTATTGCATCTAATATATTTTCATTGCGGATAGTATCTAACTGTGCAGTCTTCGATTTAAATTGCGGTAATAGATGTGACTTGTCATCGCTCATCATAAATTTAATAGCACTTTCAAATCCAGTAGTAGCACGATTTAATTTATCTTGTGGTTTTAACCATTCAATATGTTCTAGATACAATTCTTGAACATCAACTTTATATTGAAACGGTAGCGCATCAATGCGATAATGCATTGGGTCTTGAAGAATATTAATGTTCAAATCCTGTGGTTTTAAGAAACCTTTGGAAACCCAATCTTTGTGAAAATCAGGAAGATGCAATGCATTCATAATGCTTAGAGTAGGACTTATATAAAAGTCAACTCGTGGACATGTCCATAACATCTCTTCACGATTGCGTTCTACTTGCGCCCAATTGGTATTCTTACGAATATACTCGGCATGTGTTCCCATCGCATCAAGACTTGCGCCAACGCTTACACTATCAAATTCACGCCATAATTCTAACACATTTGTTTTCTTATAGGTTAGTTGACTGAAATTAGTATTGTATATAAGACGCACATCAGTTCGCCCACGCTTAATCAATTCATTAAGTAGACGATAATGTTCTTCCATGATAAGTGGTTCACCACCAGCAAAGTAAACTTGTTCAAGGTTATCAATCTGTGGTTCTAATTGTTCCCAAATATCATCTTCTGTTTTACCAGCAAAATTGATTCTGGTATTGTGATTCTCCCAATCTGCACCAGCAAGTTTCGCTTGGTCATCATACCAGTTTGAACTAAAAATATGACCACAACTGCGGCAACGCAGGTTACAAAGATTAGAGAAACGAATATCCCAATAAATCATTTTCATTTGTGGATTAGGATTATCAGTTAACGCAATATGATGCCCAAAGTGTTTGTTAGCACTCATGCGCATACTAAAAAAACCACTATCTTCTTGCTCATAACATCTTGTGCAGCCCTTTACCGCCTCGCCCGCAAGCATCTTGGCACGAACACTTTGCATAGGTTCACCATCCCAAATTTCTTGGATAGTTTGTTGCCTAGTATTGCCAACAAGTTCACTCATCTCTGTGTTACAGCAAGGATATGCTTCGCCTGTTGGAAAAGCATGAAGATGAATCCATGGATACATGCAAAATGATTTGTTTTCAAATATCAAATCTTTATGAGCATTACTTAACTTATCTACTGATATCTTTAATGGTTCTTTGCCATTATAATTATATGCCATTATACCAATCCTCTAATAGCCAAAATGTATCTATAAATTTTTTATTACGGCGTTGGTCATATTGTTCATAGAATGTTTTAAAATCTTTTTCTAATATATCTATACTACTTGCGCCATCATGTGGAGTCTTAACATTGCGCAGATATTCAATCAATCGTTTAATATGTTCAATTTCCATTTGATGAAGATATTTGCTATCTTCAAATTTTGTTAAGAATTTTTCTAATTCAACTGCACATTCTTCGCGAATACCAAATGGCATAACTGTTGGGCTTTGAAAACTTGGAAAGCGCAAGATGTTTAGGGTAAATGTTAGTGAATCTCTGCCCCATCCCATCTTAAAGTCCATCATATGTTCTAAAAATTTTGGAAGAGATAGCAACGACAATCCATTGATAGTTGCCATAACATGCAATTGTTTAACAGCACCACTTTTTATTAATTTTACTAAATTACCAAACCATTGTTTATAATTTAATCCATCACGAATATATTCTGCGTCTTCGCCATAGGCTTCGCAACTTGTATAAACTTCAACTTCTAATCCTTTAACAGCATCAATAAACTTATCAATTTGTTTATCATCCATTCCAAGATTAGAATTAATGGCAAGCTTGGTATTACTCTTACCACGATTTTCTTTAAACCATTCAAGTAATTTCCAAGTGTGACCACTCATTAGAGGTTCTCCACCCGTAATGCGCAGTTCTCTCAACGTCTTATGTAGATCGGTTTCCCACCATTTAAAGAAAGCTTCTACATATGGATTAGTATCGGTATATCCGTAAATTTGACTAGCGTCATGGCTATGTGTATAATGATTACGCCCATCGCTATGAAGCCCGCTATAACCGCCATTCGTCTTAATATCTCGGACCCAGGTCGTGCTAAATGCAGGATTACAATAAGAGCAGGCAAAATTACAAGTGCGGTCAAAGGCTATCTCCAAAGTTCTAAGGTTTACATCTCTGTCAGGTGGAAGGTTAAATGCATCGCTTAATTCTTCTTCACTGAATATCATACTTTTATATGGTCTATCACTGATTGCAGTGGCACTACTATCTTCAATGCGCCAACAATATTCACAACCAGTGGGTCTTTCTCCTCGCTGCATCTGTGCACGTTGTTCTTTTTTTTGCGGCGTATTATGCAATGCAGAAGGGTTAGCTAACACCTGTTCAACACTAACCTGATGTGGAAGTGGATGATGGCAACTAGTGGTTTGCCCACTGCCTAACCAGATAGTAGCATTATACCATTTGGCACCACAAAATGATGCGCTCTTGGTATCTAACACACGCTGTTTATATTCTAGAAAAGATTCTTCTGGTCGTTTACTTCGCATTATCTGCCCACCATTTACATTTATTATACCATTCAATCATTTCTGGAAATGTTTCACAGAAATTTGTTTCACGACGAGCATCATGTTCATTAAAGAAACGATAAAAATCTGCCATTGCAGTTGTATCTTCACGGTGATGTTCATGCATCCAATCTACTACACGTTGAAGTTTAGCAATTTCATAGTCCTTGAACCCATTGAATCGTGTTGCAACTGTTTCTGCTTGTGGTTTCATCCAATGGACAATATTCTGTAAGAACCAAGCATAACTTTGGGGTAAAATATCAATACATTGCCATTGAGGTTCACGCAAGATAGGAGTATCAAACCAAATGCGCTGATAGGTCTTGCTATACTTGGCACGAAGTTGGAGTATCCATTCCATGAGTTCTTGCAAACTTGTGACGTTGAGCACATTCATCGTAATAATGAATGTCACACTATTGCGGCTTGGAACTTCTTCCAAGAAACGCTCAACATTTCGCTGCATAAGTTTGAAATCAAGACCATGTCGAGCATATTCAGCACGTTCTCCGTATCCGTCGATAGAAACGAACTGCATGAAATGTTCTAGCACATGGTTACCACACATATGTTTAACATAAGTTAGATATTTGTCAAACACATATTCATCTTGGCTAAAATTAGAGGTCACATTAAGATGTAAATCTTTCTTAGGATTCTCTAATACATAGTCAAACACACGATAGGTATTACGATCCATTAATGGTTCGCCGCCTGTCATGCGAAAATGTTTTAAGTTAGGGTAGAGTTCGGGCCACCATCGCCAGAACGCATCAACATAAGGATTATCTTCCCGATTCGGTATAGGTTTACGATCACCCCCAAAATAAGAAGGACTATTATGACTATTAGAGGTAGGATAAGCACCGTATTCATTGATTTCCTTCATCCAACTGCTGCTGAATTGCGGAGAGCAATAAGAGCAACTTAAATTACAGGCACTGTTAAAGTTTACTTCAACATAACTTGGGTTTGGATTCCACGTTAAAGGGTCTTGAACCAAAATCTCGCTAAACTTCTCAGAAGCCCAAGGTTCCCCTGATCTGTAATGTCGGTCGGATAAGTTTCCCGTGGCTTCAACTCGCCAGCAATATGAACATTCTTCTGGCTTCTCTCCACTAAGCATTCTTGCTCTCTGGGTCTTTTTATGAGCGGTGTTATGGAGCGCACTGGGGTTATTTTCAAGTTCATTAGCATCAATCCTATGCAGCGGTGGATGATAACAACTGTTGGTATGACCAGTTGTTAGGTGCAAACTAGTCTGTTGCCACTTTGCAAGACACAAAGCAGAACCAAGTTTCTTTTGCATTTGTTCAGCACTAGACATAAAGTCACTGTGAAGATTTCCTTCACTATCAGCGACTGCTTTATCACCACTGTTGTCTAGCAGCGTTTCTGATGACACTATGAACATCCCTCTCTAGCAGCATGATATCAATGTTCTGGTATGCTCGTTGATGTTTCTTATACCAAGAACTTTGCTCAGGCGACATGCTTATAATATCAAGATTTAAACGTTTACGCAATATATTTGCATACTGTTCGCTTCTTTGTAAACCATCATCCATTGTATATTGCCACAAATTATCAAGTTTTTTAAAATCACGAACTTCACGATAATCCCAATCATCAACAAACATAGTCATATGCGCACCTTGTCTAGCACCCATTATTGCCCATTTGCCAAACTCAACATCCGCACCAACTGTTGCCCAAATAACAAGGTTAGCACGATTACCATGCCAAGTAGCACTTTCAAATTCTTCTGGTGTAGGGCGACGACCACGATCAAGGCATAGTTTTACACCTTCACGAAATCCTGCTTGCCATGCTTGTTGTGGCGAAGAATTAGGCAGCGTTGTGCTCCATACATCATGCATTGCCCAATAATTATTATCAAAGCAAAATTCAACAGCAGTATCATTGCTACCATCAGTTGCTTCATGAGTTCGCATATTGTTTACAAAAGTTTTAGTCCAACTTGAAATGCCACCATTGCCATAACATAATCCATTAATAATATTTCTGGCTCGCCAACGAAATACACATTGGTCATTAAGATGGTTCATACGAAGTTGCTGATTAAAGAACTCTGGGTTAGGTTGATTGTCGGCATCTATAAGAATAAAGCGTTCTGTTTCACTGGCAGCAGCCGCTGCTTTGTGTGCGGCATCCGAACCTTCTATGCCATCAACTCGCTTTGCCCATGGCGCAAATGAACGCAAATATGCAAAGTTTGCATCTGCATTTGGTTCTTTGTAACTTAAAAAGATACAATCTAATTCACTAATATCAACTAACTCAGACACTTTTCCATCCTTGCACATTTGGATAACCAGTATTCACAGGAAACTGATAATCATCATGCAGCGTATAATAATCTGTGCCACCTTTTACCAATATATTTTGTGTTGGTATTTTAGGTTGTGGCATAATTGGTTTTGGCGGTGGATTAGGATCGTTTGGCTTAACTTGTTTTGCAAGTTCTCGTTCAAACTCAGCCCACCAATCAGCGATTTCTTCGTTGGTATTCATAAGAGTAATTATACCATATATTGTAAGTCAATTAAACTTTATTTTTATATTTTTTACCTTTATTAGGATTTGGTTTTCCTTTAAGTGCTGCTGATCTTTTTGCAAGATGTTCTTCGCTTTGTTTATAACCTTTATGAGATTCGGATAATTTTTGACGATGCTCTTGTGAGAAATTTTTTCCTTTGTTGGAACCTATTTTTCCTTTATTTGAATTAGATATTTTTTCACAGGTTTCTTTTGATAGTTTTACACCCTTTCTATTACTAACTCTTCCCTTTGCAGCAACAGATTGTTTGGAACGTGTTTCGCTCGTTGGAACCCAACCACTATTTCCTTCGCCGCCATCTGTTTTATTTCTTAAAATACCAGTTCCTAAATCCTTGCGACCATATTTTGCAATTAGTTCTATTTCTAAATTAAATGCTTGATCTTCAGTTAGGTTTTCTGCTAGTATAGAAATACGAGTTAAATCACTTGGGAGTGGTATTGTTGAGTGTTTTTGCCAGGCTCTATAACCTTTGCCCTTGCCAATGTAATATGGAGTTAAATCTTCACGAACGTATTGATATACGTAATAAATATTTGTCATTGCTGTTGCCCTCCCAGGCGATAGAGTAGGCAGGATTGCAGTCCGTGGCCTACGCTATTATTTATGCATATTTTTATATCCCCATTCATATTTGTCCAATAATTCATCTGTTGCAAAGGTTTTTTCTACATAATGCAACGGTCTTGTTTGTTTATAATGCCCAATCGTTGGAATAAAATCAGGCTGAATATCCCAATTCAATTGTTCTTGCCAAGGTTGCTTGCTTGGACAATGTTGCAATTCAGATTTCATATGCACAAAACCAAATCCAGTATCACGTGGTTTTATATCTAATATCTTTAACGAAAGAGCATAAACCTCATCCGTTCGTGGTTCATCATAACGACAATTGACAAGATAATTGTCACGGTAATAATCCCAATCATCTATGATAAAACGCATGGTATCATATATTTCTTTACATGCGGTATCATATGTAAAGTAAGTCCATGCACTATAAATGTTTGGCATTAAATTTTCATCAAATTGCTGACGATATTTGCGATTATCAATTGCATGTCCATCATAGGTATAAACACTTTGTGTAAAACTATATGTAAATGGAGCATATGTATTCCATAACCAACTTAAATCTGTTGTGAATAACATATCACATTCTGTTTTAATTGTGCTTTTATATGGGCTATACGCAAATACTTGACATTCATTTTGCATCTTAATCTTGCTGTTTTGTGCAAGGTCATGTTTTAGCACGATAACTTTATCAAATACAGCACGATGTGCATCAGTTACACATTCAGCGGTTTCTTTATCTACAATAACGCTGAAATTATTATCCAAGATTTGCGTAAGTTTGCAACTTAGTGCTTGAAGATATGCCATCTTCAAGTAATCTACCTCACCGTTATTCTGTGCAATACAAAGATAACCGCTGCTCATTAAAATTGATCCTTATTCATAAGATGCAAATCTATATTTTTAATACTATTTGCATAAACTTTATCGGTTATATAACGATATACAAGTTTATCATCTTCAAATCTATCATAATCTATTTTAGAATCGCAATTGACAAGTGGATAATTCTTAAAACTATAATCCTTCATACCATATCCACCCATAAGGTGTAAAGCAACAGAGAATATAAAATCATTACGGATTGGAACACGACGATATTCATAGAGTATGCTATAATATTCATAATGTGCTTGAACATGTTTAGCCATTTCAAATATCATGTGGCTTTCTTTGCATTTATTAAAAATGCAAACCGTTGCCCAATACATGTCAATCCTTGTATTACCAAGTTTAAATGATTCTAATTTATGATTAGTTAAATTATAAACTTGCTTGGTCATTATAAAATCAGCACTGCTGTTTAAATGTGGCAACAGATTGGAGGTGCAGATAAAATAGTCGCCGTCTATGATTAAAGTTCTATCATATGGACTTAAATCATATAGTTTTGTGCGGATAAGATTGCGCCAAGTGGTATCATCACTTCGCCAGTTATTGCCAGGTTTTTCAACAACAATTCGTTTATGCGGTCCAATATTGCCATCCGTTCTATCAGTTACGATAGTAACAGGAATGTTTAAATGCTTAACAACACGGTCAGCCGCTATTATCGCCATATCAAAATAGATATAATTCTCATTATCAAATGCTGCAATAAGGCAACCAATGTTAGAGTTGACGAGCATTTCTAACTTTTGTAAACTCTTCGTATTCTGCGGCAAACTCGTTCATGACTTCATACCAGCGGCGCTGACAAATGTTCAATAGTTCGTATGGAAGAACTTTAACTGGAACATCATAGGCATCCATCATATAGATTTTGCCATCAGGGGTGGGTAGATGTGGAGTTGGCATCCAAGCATGTAAGAAAGCAATAAGTTCTTGGGTTACGATAAACATGCCGCCATTATAATTCACGGTCATTCGTGATTCAATGGCAGTGTTAATGTTTTGTTTTGCCAGTTCACGGTCATACGCTACTCTGGCTGCATCACGCAATTCTTCTGTGTTCATAAGAGAATTATAACAGAATAGTTAATTGTTGTCAATAAAATTGTATAAATAATAATGTAGGTCACGGGTTGCCGCCCCACCTACTCTATGTTATGAAGGAACACAGCGCAATGGTATTTACCAGCACTAATCCGCCAAGCGGATATTATGTATATGCTTATATAAGAGCATCAGATTCAACTCCATATTATATTGGCAAGGGGAAAGATGGTCGTGCATGGGCAAAACACAAAGGAACATCTATTCCAAAAGATCAATCTAAAATTATCATACTTGAACATAATCTAACTGAAATCGGTGCATTAGCAATAGAACGCCGTATGATTACTTGGTATGGTCGTAAAGACAACAATACTGGTATATTAATTAATCGAAGCGATGGTGGAGAGGGAACTTGCGGATACAAGTATTCAACAGAACAACGACTTGCCATAACAGGTGAAAAAAACCATATGTATGGAAAAGTAGGAAAAGATAGTCCTAGTTATGGAAGAATAGTTTCAGAAGAAACTCGTGCTAAAATGCGAGCGGCAAAGATAGGCAGAAAATTATCAGAAGAACACCGTGCTAAAATTGGCAATGCTGAAAGAGGAGAAAAAAATCCAAATTATGGAAAAAAATTTACTTTAGAACATCGTGCAAAATTATCTGCTGCTGCCAAACTACGGATTAAAAAAATAAAATAATCTCAACTTTGTGAATTAACCGTATTTGTAACAGTTGGGGTTCCCCAACTATTAGATAGATAAGTGGTTTCTGGATAATAGGGCAATATATAAGCAACGGTGGTGCCAGTATTGGTATAACCAAAAGCATTACTATCATTGTCAGTTAATGTTAGAGTTACTGTAATTGTTCCACTGCCATTATAACTTAATTTAAGATCAACAGAATTGGCATTGTAATTACTATTGCCAGTGCCAGTTTCTGTCATTGTTAAAAATGATGTTGGAGTAGATGTGAGATTAAAGAATCCACTACCATTTGCATAAGTTCCACGGGTATATGTCCCTACTGTTCCAAAATGAACAAAAGAGGTTGCATACAAACCAGTATAAGCATAACCAGTATTAACAAAACTATTCCAAGTTGCAGGAGTTATACTATTACCATTTGATACAAATTCTATTGTGCCACCAGCATTAAAGAAATAACGTGCGTTATTATCACTAGCAAAAGCAATAGTCCAAGTTTTAACACTACTTGTATGCCATGTAGTGCCGTTAGATGTACTTGCCTGTGCTCCACCGCTTGGAGTAGTATAACTTGCGAAACGGTTATTCTGCAAACTTGTAATTTCAGTAGAAATTTGGCTCAAATAAGTTATAATACCACCGCTACTTGGTTGCGCAGGAACACCAGTTGTATTATTAAACTGATGCTGTTGCATAGTGCTCATGCGAGAAATCATAGTTGCCCAATCACTTGCTGCAACCACGCCCGTAATAGAAGTGTTTAGAGTTCCGCTTTGACCATAACCATAATTGCCGCTACCAGTTCCCCACAATTGGTTAACACTGGTTGCGAAACCATTATAATCACTGCCTTGGATTAAACCACCACTAGAATATGCCATATTTTATATTTCCCACGACTGTATTTAGTGCAATCCAACAACAATGTTGATTAATTGAACGCTATCATCAGGAATTGCATTTACAGCCTTACCAATAATGCAGCCAGGCACCCATTTTGTAGGATCAAGCTTTTGTCCAATACCAGGTTGGTCGCTTGTTACAACACAATCGCCTTCATCAATTGGTCCTTGTACTTGACAATCAATACGACCAGCAACAGCAACAAGTGGAAATGTTGCATTGTTACCAAATTCAGCAAGAGTAATTTCACAATTGCTTAAATCAGTTGTAACGCCAAGAACTTTTGGATCATGTGATTTTGTTGCAATAATTGCTTCTGTTTTTTCTCCACCAAGAACTACCAATAGATTTGAATCATATTGTTCTTCTGTAAAAAATGAGACTGCTAATGTTGACATATTTCTTCCTTATGGGGCAACGCTTGCCATGCTGTATGCACCTAGATATGTGCTTCCGCCATCATAAGTGATGAATGAAAGAACATCGCGATATGATGGATAACTTGTTAATACAGGTGCCTGACCATAACTCCAACGAGTACCTGATGGATAGGATAAAGTTCTGCCGCCTATTCCGTCTTGATATACTACTAGGGTTAAAGTTTGTGATTTACCACTACTTGGCGGGTTAGTAAATGATAGGGCGCAATTATTTGTAAGAGTAAGAGTCTGAACATCGCCCGCACTCCAATCAATAGTAGCAGTTGTTCCAACGCTACCAATAGAATTAACTACTTCAACAATACGATTATTGATTGTTGCAGTAGTAAATGCACCAGTGTTTGGAGTAGTAGCACCAACCGTGCCATTTAATGCACCGCTAAATGTAACAGAACTAATTGTTCCACTACTATTCAAACTAGTAAGCGTTCCAACAGAAGTAATATTTGGTTGGGCAGCAGTTGTAACAGTTGCTGAATTATAAAGAACACTGCCAACAATAGGAGTTGCAACGGTTAAACCAGTCAATGTGCCAAGACTTGTTACATATGGTTGAGCGTTGGTAATCAACTGACCGCTTAATGGGATAGCGCCAGTAAAGATCGTAGTATTAATATTATAACCAGGATTAATAGTAGAAAATCCACTGATAGTAGCCTGCGGTGTAAACACTGGGTCTTTGCTAATAATACCTGTTAGGAAATTACCTACATAGAAAGCCAACACTGTATGAGATGCACTTGATGTATCAGTAATACTAAGTGCGGTTGCCGCAGTTAATTGCTGTGAACTACTATAACTTGGTCCAACAAGAAGCCAGGTAGCGCCGCTGTAAACATATAATTGTTGATCATCACTTTTAAACCACAAATCACCTTGAATTGCGGTGGCGGTTGGTGCGGTTGTACTGACTGTTGATCCGCCAACATTTTTAAATGATGCACCAGTATAAACCTGTAATGCGCCAGATGTTGTATTCCACCATAGCTGCCCTGTGACAGCACTGACAGGTTGAGATGCGCCAGCCCAACTTTGTAATAGATTGATCAAATCTTGTTGAAGAAGTTGACCATAATTAGGATAATTTTTACCAACAAGAGTTAGGCTTGTTGTATTATCGGTTGCACCATTTTGAATGGTGATTGGCGTGTGATTGACTACGGTTAAAGTATATGACATTGTTTACAACCTGTTTATATTATTTATTTGATTGTGGTATTAAAAGCAATGCTTACTCTTAGTCCATTGCTAAGATTCTGTCCTACATTGTGGTCAATCCAACTAGGAAACAATATTAGCATGTTTGGCTGCGGTTGCATGGTCCAATTTTGTGCATTAAACCTGTTATAAGAGTTTATCCCACCGTGTTTGATAAGTCCATCAACAAATAATCGCTGTAATGGGCTAGGATTTACAAAATTAATGGTGCCGCTATCTTCTGGCACTGTGATATAATAACTGCCACTAAAAAATGAACCATTATGAATATGATTTGCATTGTAACTATACTTTGGATTTATGTTAATCCACATATTGCTTATACGCAATTTATAATCAGGCGAAACACCTGCAAATAAACTTAAATCATCAAGTCTAAGATTTATCTCATTGATTAGATTTTCTAGTTCAGGCTCGTCTTGAACATCATTGCTTTGCCAACCGCCAACATTGCTTTTCTTTCTGCCACTACTCATGCCTCGTAAACGAATAGCAAATTCATGTAATTCGCTATTGTCAATATCAATCATATCATGACATATCGGAGTAGTGAATGTTGGATTGATTTCCATGTTACTGTTCATTGATTGTCGCAGTACTAGTAGTTTTATCTATTGTCATTACACCATTGCAAGCAAAGTTCCAGTCATCATTGCCATGCCCATCGCCACTTACTTCGCTGCGACATGGTACATTAATAACAACATGCTTTAACAAAAATTCTTTATCATTTTCAAATACTCGCCAAACATGTTCAAGCGTTCCTCTGCCTTCTTTTCCGCGAGATTTATTAAATCTAATAAGATACTTGTTCATATAACCGTTGCTGCCTGTTCTGTATTTTTGCTTTCATCCCAATATGCAGTAATATTAAAATGAATCATTTGGAATGGTTCATTGGATGCATTTTTAGAAATAGTATGAGGAAGCCAACTATTTGTAATCATAATTCTACCAGGTTCTGGATCAAAGTTAATAACTTCACTCGCTAATGTTAGTGCATTACCATCTTTTTCAGGCAAAAAATTTCCAAATTCTTTGGCAGTGCGCGGATCATAAATTATTAATTTGCTACAATTTTGTGGCGTTTTTAAAAAATAAAAACCACTCAAAACATTGCTGTATCCATGTACATGTCGCTCATGTCCACTATGTTTATAATGATGCTGAACCCAACATTCTGTAAATGTCAAACTATAATTTTTTAAATCATATCCTTGATCATTTAGAATATTATATCCTAGATTGATTATATAATCAGCAAATGGTTTCATTCGTGGATCATTGTGAATATTTGATGTTTGATAAAGTGGATATATTTCATCTAACTCTGGTTTTTCTTCAATCATCTTGCCAACATATTCATCAGCAACAGTGATAGCAGTTTCTAAGAAATCTGTCTTTTTTATTGAATATACTGGCGTTGGAAAATAATTCCATATGTTAAGATCATCTTGTGAATTTACAATTTCTGTCATTTCTTTTCTACCAATTCATCTCTGTATAAACTTTCTTGTGCATATATTTTAGCACGAAGTTTATTGCTTTCTGTTAATTCTTTATCTGTAATTATTCTATTTTTATGTTTAATTTTTGTTCTTTTAAATGGTATTGCTTGAACAAGAGGAGTTCCACATTCCAAAATACCTGTATAATTTGGTTGAGTAAAAAAGAACGGAAAGTTAACAATATTTTGGTAATTGTCTGTATCAACAACGCCACTAAAACATTGAAATCTTGGATCAGGTCTATTCAATGGTGGAATAAACAAGGTAGACCAACCAGGCGGAGTTTTAATATGCCAAAAATTAATAAACTTTAATGGTGGCAAATGCTCCAATGGATGAGGAGATTTTTCACTTGTAATTTGTTTTTTACCATGAGTTTCTATCATTGGTTTATAAAACTTTGAAAACCAAGTAATACCACTAGCATCATCATTTGTTTGAAATTCAACATCAGCAGCTAACGGAATGATATAACCAATGCTCATTGCATCTAAAAATGGCACACATCGTTTAACTGTTGATTTTCGTAAGTTTTTGCTATTATCTACCTTCATAGGCAGATGCTTAAACCAGTCTGGAATAAATTTTTTACTAGCATATGGATGTGGGATAACATCATAATCTTCTGGCAAACACATAAAATCTATTTCAGAATTATTACCAAATAACGACTTAAACATTATTTTTTCTCTACTACTTCGTCTCTATAATAACTTTCGTGAGATGAAATTCTACGTTTAGTTACGGTTAATCTTCCATAGTCTTCTTCTGTAAACTGTTCAACAGAGGCTTTTGATAAAAATTCACTGCGCTTAATAGGAATCGCTTGTGCAAGCGGAGTTCCAGTTTTTAATATGCCTTCATAGTTTTTTTCTTTGAAAAAGAATGGCAGGTAAATTTGATTAAAATAGTTGTCAGTATCAACCAATCCACCAATGATAGAAAATCTTGAATCTTCACGATTAATAGGCGGAATAAACAATGTAGACCAACCAGGTGGAGTTTGTATTACCCAGTGTGTAAGAAATTTAAGAGGTGGCATATGAGCATTTGGATTTGGAGATTTATCAGATGTAATCTGCTCTTTCTTATGCTTTAATATAACATCTATATTAGAGTTCCATTCGACGCCACTAGCATCTTCATTTGATTTGATATAAACATCTGCGGCTAGTGGAATAATATATCCAATGCCCATAGCATCAATAAATGGAACACAACGTTTTATAGTGCTGTTGTTTAGTTTTTCTTCATTATTAATGCGCATTGGTAATGCCTTTAACCAATCAGGCATAAATTTTTTAGCAGTATAAGGTTTTGGAACAACATCCCAAAATTCTTCTGGACATGAGAATCTTACTTGTTTATTTTTTCCAAAAAATGACTTGAACATACTTAATTTTGACCATTACCCTTATAATAATTTATCACTCCATCATTCTCAACATAAATTTTACAATTTCTCACTTCACGCTCACCACGCAATATATGGTCATCGTGAAGAGAGAAATGTAATTCTGCTATCCATTGACGAAGTTCAAAGGGTAATTTGTCAAAACACGACATGACAATCTGCATTTTGCGGATGTCTATGTCGTCGTTCATTATAGTTTGCTAAGTTCTACTACGTTGCTTGAAGTAATTTCAGCTAGTCCAACCAAGACAACACCAGTTACATTATATTGATCATCAACTTCATGATAATGAACGATTGGAAATGTATTAACATCTTTATCATGCACCCAAGTTTGTAAACTTGAAAATACATCTGGATGCTGATCTGGATTCCAATAAGCAAGATGCTTGAAATCTACACCTTGTTGGGTTAACCAATCATATGCTGAACGGTTTTCATTATTATCTTTAATCAAACCAGTGCATAAACAAATGTCTTTAATTTTAATAATACTCATCTTTTATCTCCGTGTTTATAGACCCTGATTAGGCCAAGAAATTGTTATTGTTCCGCTGTTGCCAGCAGTTCCACTGGAACCAGCATTGCCGCTACAACCACTGTTACCAGTATGCAATCCACTGCCGCCACCGCCGCCATTGCCACCTGTGCCACCTATACCAGCAGCACCGCCAGTGCCTATTGTTACTGAATATGTACTAAAAGGAACAATAGACCCAATAATAGTAGCATTGCTTGTATTATTTACTGCGGCGTTTGCACCTGCATTTCCAGCATTTCCACTTGCACCACATGCGCCTGAATTGCCCATTCCACCACAATTTGCGCCTGTTCCAGCATTGCCAGCATTTCCAGCAGTTCCTGTTGCGCCAGCATTTCCAGATGCTCCTGAATTTCCTCTTCCGCTATTGGTTCCTGCACCACCAGAGCCGCCTGTGCCGTTGGTGACATTACCGCCAGTGCCAGCGTTACCAGCATTACCGCCCATACCACCACGGAATCCGTGACCGCCTCCGCCGCCTCCGCCTCCGCCGCCGCCACCACGACCGCCAGCATTGCCTGCGTTGCCTGCGTTTCCAGCTAATCCAGCAGCACCACCAGTACCGCCGTTGCCTCCCGCTCCACCTGTTCCGCCGTTGCCACCAGCACCACCAGTAGTTCCGTTAAAAGTAACTATGTTACCAACACGTGTAGCATTACCAGTGCCACCAGCATTACCAGTGCCGCCATTGCCGCCTGTACCGCCAGCATTTCCCGCAGCGCCCATGTTGCCTGCTGTTCCTGCATTTCCACTGCCACCTGCATTTCCAGCAGCGCCATAACCGCCACCACCACCAGAGCCGCCTGGCCATACATCAGTACCGCACTGGTTATTACAGCTAGTACCATTACCGCCATTGCCACCAGTTACGCCACCAGCACTTCCACCGTTGCCTGGTGCAGCAGTATTGCCATCTCTGTTTGGTGCTGCGCATGTGCCAGCGTTTCCGCCTACGGTTCCACCAGCACCGCCTGCGCCTCGTGATCCACTATCTGAACCACCGCCACCGCCACCACCATTGCCGCCTACACCACCAGAACCAGCATTACCACCGATTCCATTATAGCCAGCATTTCCAGAAAATCCAAATCCACCTTGTCCGCCTTGTCCGCCGTTACCGCCGCCGCCGCCATTGCCGCCATTGCCGCCATATCCGCTAAAATTTAGGGTACGAACTTTATATGGTGCAACAAAATTTCCACTACTATTATAAGTTGCGCTACCTGCATTTACTCTTGTATTAAGAAATAAACCTCTCATAGTATAACTGCCTCAATTATAGTTTGAACTGGGTCTGCAATTGTTTCCAATGCAATAGCAAATGTATATGGACTACTCATTTCTTCTGCAATCGCAACGCCCCATGGTGCTCCTCGCAAGGATTGTCCTTTTAGCACTGGTCCAGTTACACGAACAGGAACTCGTCCTTTAAGAGCAATATAAGTTCCGCCTTCAAGACCATCATTCATCATATATGCTGGATTTTGACTTACTGTTCCAACAGCACGAACACTGCGACCATCATGTTGTGTAACTTCTGCATCACCGCCAACCATTACAACAGTACCAATAGGATATTCTTGATCTGTCAAATACTTTTCGGCCAAGTCAGCGTATTTTGCCGTAGTTGATGTTCCTACAAATGAAACACCGTAAATTGTGCTCCAATATGCAGTGGAACCTCCTAGACTAGATAAAGCGTTTGCAACAGGATAAAAATTGCCACTACTATCAATTCTAATTCTTTCTGATATAGATGTAGCACTTGCGGCAGAAGTACCAGTACCAAATGTTATACCGCCATTATTATTTGTGCCATTGAATTGAATAAATCCCATCCAAGTAGCATCAATTTTATTTTGAATTCTACTTGCTGCTGTAGTCCAATTAGTACCAGCACTATCTCGTGTTTCACTGAATATTAAATTGCTGGCATTTGAATCGGTTGATGATAATGTAGCATATACCAATTGATTGCCACTTGTAGTTCCAAGTGAACCTGCATTGACCTGAATACTAGTATTACCAGTAAGAGTAATACTTGAACCAGTATGTGTCGAACCGCTATTACCAATAGTGCCAGCATAAAGATTAGTTGCATTAATAGTGGCACCATTTGTTGTGCCTTGTAAATTTGTTGTTCCACTTGCTGTTAGTGAAGATAATGTGCCAACGCTTGTAACATATGGCTGTGCATTTGTATTAATAATACCAATTAGATTTGCGCCAGTATTACCTAATGTTGGCGCTGTAATTGTAGCACTGCTTGTTAATCCTGTAAGTGTTCCAACACTGGTAATATATGGCTGAGCATTATTATTAATTATTCCAACAAGATTAGCACCAATATTACCAATTGTAGGAGCAGCAATTGTTCCATTTACTGATAAACTAGATAAAGTTCCAAAACTTGTAATATATGGTTGTGCATTAGTTGTTATAAGACCAGTTAGTTTAGCACCAGTATTGCCAATTGTGCCAGCACTTACAGAACTAACACTAATACCACTGTTAACCGTTAATGTAGCAAGATTGCCATAAACAGTGTTCCACTTTGTTCCATCATAAACATTTAAAAATTTATAGGTGCTATCCCACCATAACTGACCTTGCACAGGAAATGCAGGGGGATTGCTGCTGTTATTACTGAAATTTTCTAAAAGCCAAAGAAAGTTCTGGTTAAGGTATGTACCATAATTGGTTTCACCCTTGCCCATAAAAGTCAAACTTATAGCATTGATATTAGCTGCTCCATCGGCAACTGTATATGTAACTGTACCTGCACTATTTTTTACACTATAAGTCATAGCTGATTCCCAACACTAGTATTTATTGGTTATCCAACTAATCTGATACTCAGGTTTACAGTAGAATTATCAACTTGGTCACCAACATCGCCATACCACACACATTGCAAGATATCACCTGCATTACATTGTAGATATCCAGATGCATTAAGCGGAATTTTTGTGCTAACGCTTCCGCCGCCGCTTGTTACAACATTCTCAGTAATGGCTGCACTTAGAATACCGCTGTCACTTTGGTTTTTCCACCAACTTATCTTTGTGTTAAGCTGACTGTTTGGACTACTTGGATTACCAATAGTTGATACGCTTGCGCCTACTTGATAAATTCCAGCCACTGGGCATGTGAAAATACCAGTTGCTGTGTTAAAATAACTTCCAATATTAATAGTAGCAGGTGTGCTGCTAGCAAATGTAGTTGGTGATCCAATACCACTGCTAGAAAAAGAACTTGTTGCTCCAATCATTTGAACAACTGGATTATAAGCTACATTTACACGACCATAGGCATCAACAGTGAATACATTGTTACCGCCAATCTGAACGATGAAACTGTTTGTTCCACTAACACGATTTAACCCATCATTGGCAGTTTGTGGACCAACAGTAATCCAGTTTAATTGGTCAAAGAATTTTAACTGTTGATTAGTGGCATCCCACCAAAAATCACTTTGTTGTGGACTGCTTGGAGTTGTAGCATTATAAATTAAATTAGTAATGGTTTGCCAATAATTACTTGAAGCACCAGCACGATAATATTTTAGCAGATTATTGCCGCTATCATACCAAAGTTGTCCAACAAGTGGATTATTTGGACTTGTTATATTAGAAAAATTTTCTAACATACTAACAAGGTCTTGGTTTAATAACTGACCATATGTTGGAAAGTTCTTTCCAATAAGAGTAAGACTAGTGCTAGTATTATTGATTGTACCATCACTGATAGCTGTTAAATTTGCACCGTTGGTATAGTTAATATAAAATGTCATTGGTTATACCTGTGATGTTAAGTTAGTTAAAGTCTGAACACGAATAGTATAATCAATTTGAATCAAACGATTAAGACTTTTCTGGATCGGATGGAAGATAACATGAGTTAACAAGTTACCAGTATCAACGGTGCCGTTCCATGCTTTGAGACCAAGTTCGTCAAATACAAATGTATCATTAATATTTGTGCTATTATCAAATGCTTGCTGACCACTTGGTTCGCCATAATCTAGCGTACAAGTAACAAAGATGTCACTATAAACAGTACCAGCAGTATGACGAATACTAATATTATTACGAGTTGGATCAGTATTATAGTTACTATAATTGTCTACAACCTTGTAATAAGTTTGATTATAAAGAGAACTGTTACTACCAGTTGTATTTGTTGGTAGATATGTGATAACGCCTGTTGGATCAACGGATGTTCCGCCGTTACCAAATGCCATTTCACTAATCCAACCCTGTTGGCTATTACTAATACTTTGCGCAAGACCAAGTGAGAAATTTTCATAATGAATAGCATTGCGCTTGTTTACAAATACTTCTCCACTATTAGGATCAAAAATCTTAATATGACCACTTAGGGCAATTCCACCTGTCTCATTAGGACGACTCATCTTTTCATTTCCACTTTTATTGTTATTAGTATTTATTGGTTTAATTATCTCTGGTTTTTTCATTACTGCGCCCTAATAAATTGTGCATAACTTGTTGAACTAGTCTGTATACTTTCACCTAGATTAGTAAATGATACGCCTTGTTTAATAGTGCTATTAGCAGTTACTAGAATATTAGTAACGAATGATACACTATTGCTTATCAACACATTTCCAACTGAGTTAGTAGTTAAATCAGCCGTTAGATTTGCACTTAGGCTAACTGCATTATTACCTTTATATATGTTAGTTACTGTTGTATTAGCAGGAATTACTCCACTAATACCAGCAAATACTAGCTGATTTACTGCGATATTGTTAACATCGGTCACTGAAATAACGCTAGAACCACTATATGAGTTAGCGGTAATAAACTTAATGCTTGGCGCACCAGTTATATAGGTATTTGCAGAAACTGTATTATATGTATCTCGACTATTTGGAATTTCTAGTGTGCTTCCATTGTCGCTAACAAGAGTTCCCTTCTGATGAAGGGTTGGTGTTCCTGTTCCACTAATACCACGACGCAGTTGACCTAAACGATTGTTAATTGAATCAACTACGCCATAAGCAATACGCTCACCATTGATAAAGATAATGCCAGCATTATTTGTATTCAATTGTGGACTTTGTAGAACACTTGCATCCCCAACATATATCCATTGATCACTTGGAGCCAAGTTAGCTGTGAGAGAAGTTTGGATAGAACGAAGAGCATAGTAACGAGTATTATCACGCATATCCTTGAATATGCGGAACTCTACTGTATGTTCACGCACTGGTGTTCCAAATATACGAACTGTAATAACACTGGTCGCACTTACATTCAACAACGAATTAAGCAATATAGTAGTTGGTGTGCCAAGAATAAAGTCACGATATGGCAATAGGGTGATACCGCCAGTCATTCCAGTATTTCTTAGTGTAATATATATTTCATTGATATTAGTTACAGCATTTGGTAATGTATAATAAACACCACTGATAAAGTTACTATACTCAGCATCAAGACCAACTGCATCAAATCCAGTTGTATCAAGACCGTTATCAACAACACTAGTATTGCTTGTGCTGCCACTGAACAACTTAGTATATTGATTATTTGAGTTATGATTGCCTTGTGTTAATACAGTTAATACGCTGTTATTAGCAATGACAACATTTGGTCTTAACACAAGTTGATTGCCATTATAAATTTTGAAATCGCTTTGGCTGCTGTCACTAATCACAATGCTACTTCCGCTTGGTGGAGCAACTGTAAATTGAACAACAGGCATTGCCATGTTTAATGGATCATGATAAATGGTATAATCAATATTATTTGTCTTGACAATTCCGTTTACCAATACAATAGTTTCAGGATCAACAATGTTGGCAATAGTTTCTAACCAAGTATTGGTCATACTGAAGTTTGCAGTAGTTCCATCGCCAATATAATAGCTTTGTTGCGGAGGCAACAAATCACTGCCATTCAATCTTACAATTGCATAACTGCTAATAGGTTCATTGTAGATTTCTGGATTTGTAAGAGTGAAGGTGTAACCAGTTGGATAACTTGCAACTGTAATAGAGAATGATTGTTCATACCATTCGCTATACGCACGAGTTCCGACTGCAACATTGAAAAGATGAACCTGAACAAATGCATTTGCAGCAGGAGCAACTGTAAATCTTACAGCCAATACAGTATTACCATTTTCCAATTTGTTTACCAAACTCCAATTAGTTACAACTGCACCATTGACCTTGACATATGCTTGTCCAACAGTTGATGTTGTAAAGTCAGGTATATCGAAATCAGTTTGAACGCCATCGGCATAAAAATCTTGGTCATATACTGGATTCACGCCATTGGCACCAATCATCATAACATAAAAATATGTACCGTTTTGTGGAATATAGTTTACAGTAATTGTTTTTGTTTGATAATTTACAGTGTAATTCAATGTTTCAGCAATAGGACCGATAGTTGAATCAACAATATAGAACTTTTCTATGCCACCAACTGGATAAGAAACATTGGTAACATTAGGATCAAAGCTAAATGTTTGTGATCCAATATAATTTACTGTAAAGATTTTAATATCTGGACCGCCATTAGTAATTGGTAGGGTTTTAACCTTAATATCCACAGTATCCAATACTTGACCAGGAATAAACTCTTCTGGGGCATGGCTGCTGTATACATCATAGAAGTCTCCGCCAACAATATTGATATCTTGTGGGCGTAATCCTAATCCACTATCGGTAAAGAAACTTTGAATATATGTATCTTCTGCTTGTGGTCCATAGGTATCAGCAACATTTTCAGCATCGAATGTTTCATAATCATATGCAATATAATCATAGTTGTTAACATCATAGCCAGGTGTTTGTGTAAATGTTGGACCAACAACTTGATTGCCACTATATTCAATACCTGTCATAACCTGAGCAAGATCGCGACCAGCCATACCAGACATTGGAGAATAATATGCCCATACACGATCACATGCATTGTCAAGCCACATGCCAGTATATGGCACAAGATTAACAGTAGTAAGTTGTAGATTACCAGTATAGAATATGATAACATTTGTTCCTGTTGAAGCGGCTGGCGCACTTAAAGTTACGCTATTGCCGTTTATGGCAGTTACTTGGCTTCCGCCCACTACACCCGCACCAGTTACATACTGTCCAACTGCTATACCATTTATATTGGTAACAGTTATAACATAATTAGATGCAGTTGTAGAAACAGTTACGAATAAACTGTTATAAATGTCTCCATTGATATCACTATTACTTGTGTAATTTGCACGAGGAGAATAGTAATTATTGGAATTAAACACTATATTATTAGTAGTATAACTTGTATTTGGATTCCAATATTGTAAACTATAATTGTTTACAGTGCTATCAAAATTGACACCACTTGTAAAGTTTTGAGTTGCAACATAACTGGTATTTTGATAAATTACAATATCATTGATTGCATAGCTTGTTTCTGGATACCAAACTTTTACCGCAAGCGCAACAAACTTAGTTGCATCAAATGTGGTTCCGCTAGTGTGAGCAACAGTTACACGATATGGTTCTGTTTTATATACTACAACTGTATCTGTTGTATAAACAGTATTTGAAGACCAATCTTGAATATTATTGAAGTATGTATAACGATCATACTTAATATATGTATTGAAATTACGAGCAAGTCCATTGCCTACAATAACAGTTGCGCTTGCGCCAGTTCCAATTCCATAGATATATGCTGTTGCATATGTATATCCAGTGCCTGGATTTGTAACTAGGATATTATTAACTGAACCATTAACAATATATGCTGTTGCAGTTGCACCAGTTCCGTCACCAATAATAGTAACAGTTGTAGTGCCATCATATCCAGTGCCACCATTGGTTATACCAACGAACTTAACGCTATATGTATGATTGTTAACCCATGGTTGATAAACTGCCTGTGAACTCAATGCAGTTGTATCAAGGCTATTGCCAAGTTGTGGACTGCGATATTTGTTAATGATGCTGTTCTTATATGGTTGCAAATCAAAGTCAGTTGCACTTGCATAAGCATAATCAATTGCATTGTTATTATCATAGATAGCAATATACTGTTTAAGTTTTGTATGATAAGGTTTAACTTCTGCAAAGAAACTAGTAACAGTAGATTCTGGCTGTGGCAGATAAACTGGTAGTTGATCTAGTCCACGAACACGATGATAGATATCAACAAATGAAGTCTTCATCATCCAATCTGTTTGCTGATGTTGAGTTGCAATAGTATCAATCATCAACTTGATCGCTGCTTTAAAGTTAGGACGATATTCATTGATCAACATTTTGTCTTTGATCACACCAAAGATATAGCTAAATTCAAGATTACTATCAGCATCAAATCCTACATTTTGGAAGCTGCTAGTTTGGAAACCTTGATTTGCTGCTACAAGATCATATAAGCTGTTAGTAAATTGAATCGTAGCATTTTCTTGCGCAAGCAATTCTAGGTTATTAGAATTAACCAATACCAACTTCCAACCGCCAGCAGTGCTATTAGTGACATAGATAATATCATTAACATTAAGTGTTAGATTGGCAATATCATTTTCAGTTGATACTGTATGAGTTGGCTGAATTGAAGCATTATACTTTGTGCTGTACCAATTAGTATAAGTCCAATAGCTGTTTACATTGTAAGTTTGAACTTGCACAAGTTCCCAAGTTCTTGTATTAGGAAATACTACATTAAGTTGATATAGACTCCAACCATTTGTATAATTATTGCTATCGTTTATAACTAAAACAACATCGCCAGCTTGATATACATTCTTGTCAAGATAACCTAACTCAGTTATATTGGCAACTGATTTTTTATATTGTGATGAATTAGGCAGTGGATCAAAATGATTCAATGCAGCTACTGCATCTCCACGAGTCAATACCATAGGAAATGTTTGGCATACTTGATTGATATTTTCAATAAACAATTTACGACCAGTAAATTGTTCTTTGAATAGGCTTTGACGAGGCATAACACTCATGCCATATTTTTGTCCTATTGGCAATGCTGGGTCTGGAACAATTCTTCCGCTGACATCTTGACCTGTTAAACTGTCACTTAGTTTATTCAAGAACTCATCTGCAACACCAAGATCGCTGCCATCATCAAACATAGTCCATTCACTATGAACTAACTGTGGCTTTAACACATCTTTGTATTCAATCGCAAGATTTGTATCAACGCTTATTAAGTTTGAAGCACCAAATACAGCAATAGAATCCTGGCTAATAACAGCAGCAAATGGTTCGCTGCTTGCGCGAGGCACAGTTAGATAGCCTTGAATTTCTAGTGCACTTGGACGAATAGCATTAGTTAAAGTACTATTCTTGACCCAGAAATAATATTTCGTAACAGCTTGTCCAGTTCCACTGTCGATTTCAACGGCGCTAGTATAAACATCATTGATAGTATAAAGCGGAACATTGTTAGCATTGCTTCCAACATATTGACTTGGAGGAACAAGACTTTCAACCCATTCATAAACATTTACTTTACTGCCTGGGAAAGCAAGTCCCCAATAGTTAAATCTATCAATGATTTTGCCCTGAGTATTATCATAATACTTTATACTATTAGTATCCCACCAAAGTTTTCCTAATTTTTCTTTGCCCCATGCGTTTTTACGATCATAAGAGAAGCTAACATTAGTAGGCACTTTGTTATAAACTGCTGGATCATAGTTAATGACAAAATCAATATAACTTTCGCTTTCGTTAGGCAAGAATCCATTGATTAAATCATATACTGGCAAGTCAGCGATAAGTTTTGCAGTAGTGCTATTGTATAGATATACACGATTAACCTTACGACTATCATAATCTACGCCGCCGCTGCGAATACTTTGCCATACTGGTTGAGCATTTTGATTATAATAAACATACATTGCGCCAGTAGCATTATTAAGAATACTTGCATGAGGAGCACCAACCATGATAAAGTTATCACTGATATCAATGCCGCTTCCATAGCGATCATAACTCTTAGCAAACTGATCATTTAAGAGAGTTGCATAAGCAAAATTGCCATATCTTGCATAGTTTTCATTGGTAACAGCTTGATATTCATAAACATGAGCGGCACCGCTTTGATAAACTGTGTCAATAAATCGCAGACCAGCACCATCAAAAGTTGTTATTGCCTTATCAAATGTTACTCGTGTCTTGGTATTGCTTAGGGTGCTTCCAACAACAAGAGTATTGCTATCTGCACTTAGACTTAAAATTTCACCAAAGTGCGCAGTATCTTGTGCAAGTGGATTATTCAAGCGTTGAATAGTTTGCCACTGAGTAATGCCCATTAAGGTCAATGGGTTACCTACTTCATTGCGCAAGCGAAGTTTTACTGCACTTACAGTATCGCTTGATGAAATAGAAATGGCATTATTAGCAAGAACACTTGCGGTTACATATGGAATATTAACATTGTTAATATCTGTTACGGTTTGCTGAACACTGCCACCAGTAAAGGTAACAAGATAATCATTAATACGAACAGCATTATTGGCAATCATTGTAAAGTTTGACTGTGTTCCAATAGCGGTACCATATTGCTGTGGGATATTTTTTAGATAGAATATCACACCATTTTGACTGCTTGTTAATCCATAACCAGTTGCAGATGAAAATGCGCTGCTGCCATCATTAGATACTTTAACAGCAGTTCCATAGTTACTATTTTGCTGACCAACATCAGTTGTAGCAATTTTTGTATTGATAAACTGATTTGTTTCAACACGAACAATGCTGCCACTTTGTGGCGCAGTTGCCAATGTCACTTGATTAGCAACTAAATTGAATGTTGCATTTGCAGTATCGTCAATGCCATCAACCGTAACAGCAGGATTAGTAACCAAAGTAGGAGTAGTAATAGTTGTTAGGTTAGCAAAAGCATTGCTTAATTGGAATGTTGTTGTCAACCCGTCAGCAGTGAAGATTTCAGCAGTGCGGTCATAGATATAAGTTTTACCTGCATTGGTGAAAGTTGTGCTAAATGTTGCTGCACTATTTGCAGCACCAATTACAACCACGCTGCCATCATAGTTTGTGCTTACGCTTGTACCAAACATGCTAACTTGTGGATCATCGGTCACAATGCGATTTGTTTCAACATAATGACTTTCATAGCTTATCAAAATAACTGCATTAAGTGCTGGTGCTGTATCAAATGTAATAACAGTTTGACCTGGCGTCTTGATATAATCTAGGTTTGGAACCTTTAAGACTCCACTAACATAAACTTTAATATCATTTGCACTAGCAGTTGAAGGAGCGCCGATTGGATATGAGAAACTTGTTGTATGTCCATCGCCTATGCGAGTTGATGTGCTTGTTGCAAGATTTGCATACTCGTAAACATAAACACTGTTAGTAACTGGTTCACCAACATATAACCATTTTCCATCGCCACTTGCACTAATGCTATAACCAAAATTACTTGTTGGTTGAACATTTGGATAGATTGCAATCTTTTCACTGTTGCTTAAATTAACATTGCTGTTAACACCAAGAATGTTAAATGCTGGTCCAATTGCAAGGTTAGAAATAACAGTGCCATTAGCAAGGTTAGAACCAACAATCGGTTGTCCATTTGCTATAAGATAAGTGCTTTGAGCGCCACTGATAATAAAGTAATTGTTACCAGTAGTTGTTACACTCGTAACGCCGCTTTGGATAACACTTGAATTGTTATTAACAATAGTGAGCAGATTTCCGCTTGGAATAGTTACATTGCTGCTTAGTGTAAGAACTTTATAGCCAGTAATATTACTAATATTCGTAATATATGTTCCAACTGGAATACCATTGCCCAATACAGGCATGGTGTTTACTAGAACACCAGTAATAGATTGTCCAACATTGCCAATATAAACATTAGCATTGCTACTTGCAATATTTGCATACAGTGTAGTAAAAATACTGCTGTTAGATTGCAAGATTGTAGCAGTGTCACCAATATGAACACTGTTAGTCTTATTAACAACAATAGTGTTAGTAGCTGCTACTGGAGTAATACTAGTAATATATGTTCCACTTGGTATACCAGCACCACCGACGCCCATTCCAACAGCAAAGTTACTTAAGTTATAGCTTGCTTGAACAGCAATATTAGCAGTGCTGTCAAAGTTAAAGACTGTTGATAAAAGTATATTATTGTTTGACTGTGAGAATCCTGCACTAATAGCATAAAGATTATCATAGTGAATAGCTTGGCTTAGTGCAATCTGTTGACTATTAACATTGGCTGTATATACAACGCCTTTTTGTCCAGTTGGAGCACTAATAAAGGCAATATTGTTTACATTGATATCTACATTGCTACCAAAACCACGAATACGGCTATCTGGTGTCAATACACCAAATTCTTGCCAAGTATTATCTTGGTTTTTACCATAAACAAATGCAGTACCACTAGTATTTTTTTGATTTGCTCCAACTAAGGCAAAACCTTGAGTGTGATTAATCTTTACACTGCTGCCATAATTGTCGCTTGGAGAGGTAAACACTGGACTCTTAGTTTGATTGTATACCCAATTATTTGTATTTTGTAGAACATTATATCCATCTGGTCCGTTGTCAATATAAACAATTTCGTTACTATTCCATCCGCGAACAGGAGTGAAGTTAGCAAAATCATTGCTTGTTGCATAACGAACATTGATAAGTTTGAATAGAGATGCTTTTAGATTACCAGTTCCAACTTTAACATTATTAGTAATCTTTACATTAAATGTATTGCCACTAACACTGGATACTCTATAAAATCCGCTCATGTCAACAACGCCACTTGTGCTTTGTGCACTAAGCAATTGTCCATTTTTAAGCATGACATAATCATACTTTGCTAAACCATGTGGTGCGCTGGTAGTAAATTGTAATTCAGTTGGACTTATTGGATTTACATATGTTACTGCCAAAATGTTAGTTTGACTTAAACGATATACTCCCCATTGATTGCTGCTATCTGCTGCAATCCAAATTTTACTTCCTTCACCCAATATAGTGTTAAGTGCACTAATATTAAAGATTTTAGAAATATCAAATACTGTTGCAGAAACATCATTTGTGTTAACTGGACCAGCAGTTGGTATAATCTGCTTATGAGGAGAATCAAGTGAGAAAATATCAGTATTATACTTTCTTGGCTTATAAAGCAAGTCACTTGGTTTAACGCCATTATAATCTAATGGACGAGAATCAGTTTCATTGATAAGTTGAAATAGATATTGGCTATTGATAGCTATTGCATTACCAATATTAAATTCTAACTTGTCAGTATCATTATTTCCACCATAGTTGTCAAGTTTAATTGCCCACTGTTCATTTAATGTAATATCACTGTCAATACGCTTCTGTTTGTTACGAAGATAAGCATTAAGAACAGCTTGTGTTCCTTTTTGCGCAATCATTCCAAGATAGAACTTATATTGAGTAGTTGTATCTAAACCAAGATCAGTAAAGTATTGGCGAGGACTAAATCCAGTTTCGCTTTTGCTTAATGCATCAGCGGCACTGTTAAGATCAGTTGCATCTGGATCATGGAAATTAATAAACTGAGCAGCCCCACTTGCCATATTTGGAATAAGGTCTTTACCTAGCAAATTGCCATTAATTGTATACCAATCACTGCTTTTGAATGTAGCACTGCCTGGAATAAAATTCTGTGCAGCAAAATACTGAGTTTTGAATAGCACAATATCACCAGTATAATAATCTGTATAAGCAGACCATTCAGGAATATCGCTTATATTGACAAAGAAACCTGGTGCATAAAGTGAACCATCCCAATCTTGTGTTTTGCTGCCGTCAATGCGCAGACGGAACTGACGACTGCCAGTTTGTTCATCATAAAGAATATCATTGAACACAGTAGTATTATCAAAAATAAGAGTATGTTCATATTGAACAACAGCAATATCTAATAAATGAATACCTTTTTGAGCGTTCTTCAATGTTACAGAGAAGTTATTATCTTCACGATATACACGATAATCACGACCAGTTAGGGTAACATTATCACTATTGATAATTTTAGTATAGTTATTGGTATTAGAAATAGTATCAACTAAACCAAATAAACTATTAAAATTAATATTTGTTCCAGTTGGAGTTAAACTAATAATTGTGCTATTGCCCCAATCTTGTTGATCCCAGAATAAAAATTCTTTTGCAGCAAGAGTCCAATCTTGCTTAGTATTGTTATCACCCAAAAATTCTTGGAATGAGAAACCTTGTGATTCAAGATAACGACCATAACTTACTAAGAAGTCAACAACTTGTTGCTTTGTATTAAAGATAGTTCCATATGGATAGCTAACAATTCCTGCTGCCGCATCCAAATAGATAACAGCAGTATCAATTCCAACAGTGATACCATAATTGTTACTGCTAACAAGACTTGGAATCGTCAAGAAATATGGGCGTTCTTTGTCAAAACCAGTAATTTGATAACCATCTGTTGTTTTTTGAACAACAACTGCACTATAAATTGCACGAGCAACAGGAGCACTTTTAGTAACCTTAACACGATAGTTTTCTTGTGGAATAATCACACTACTATTAGTGCTTTGTGGGCTAACTTGGTCAGCAACAATAGTTAGATAACTCTTGTCTGTATATGCACCCATCTTATAAACAAGATTGAATGTGCTGTTATTAACTACATTAAGCCAGTTTTCAGTTACATCTAAGTTATTGCTTGTAAGATAATCTCTTAACCATACATTGTAACCTGGAATATAATCACTTGGAGATGTCACAGAGAAATCAAATACACGACTATTTGATTTACTGTTAATAATTTGACCAAGTGTACTGTTATAAGTTAAATCACGAGTATTATAGTTTAACGCAGCCCATTCTGCTGGACGAGCAAGGAACCATGCAATCTGAACAGCGAATGGATAATCTACACTACGACGCCATGCAGTTTCTGCTGGACCTTGATCACCAACTCGCCAATTTTGTGTTGCAAGATTAGCATCAAAGCTTCCAATTACACTGAAATTAGGAGATAGCAAATTGCCATGCTCATCAACTGGAATGATTTGACTTAGACCAAGACGGCTATAACGACTGTCAATATAGCTTGCATTTGGATTGCCGCCATAGATAAATCCTAATTCAAGATCAGACCATAGAACATTGTTTGCACTTGTATAGGGTGCTGGACCATAACGCAATTCCCACCAAGATGGTTGCTCAGCAAAGCCAAGCATTTCCCAAGGATTTGTATGAGGCTTATCAGTATCATAAAAATAATTGTAGATACCGCGCCAATTGCCAGGCACACTATTAAAGAATAGTTTATCAGTGCCGCTGCTATAATTCCAAGTAAATTCATTGTTTGTTACAGTATTATTTGTAAAGATATCAACATTGTTGATATTGCTCCAACGAAGAAATGCTGGCGCAAGTAGCTGAGTCCACTCATCAATTGAATAATCAGTCTTACGGAAAGCACCAGGAATAACACTGTTTAAGCCAGTATCGCTGCTGTTAGCATAGGTCGTTGTAATATTATTATAAACACGCTTTTCAAATTCAAGAAGAATATGATCACGATAATCGCCCCAAGCAGCAGTAAAGCTTCCATCATGTCCAATAATACCAGTTGTTGGCGTTACATATGTATCGTCAGTAACAATTTGTGGTTCATATTTTGGATAGATACCAAGCTTAGTTGGAGTTGCAGGTATATTACATCCAACAGTGCTAGCATATTCATTGATTTCAATAACATCGCCGCGACTTAATGCAACAGTTGACGAGATTGTAACAACCTTGTCATTGATAGTATAATCATGATTCTTGATAAGCAAAATGCCATTCAAATAAATCATTGCAGCAGTATATTGCTTAATATTATCGGCAAAACTTTGCGTAAAGTTAAAGCTGCGATAAGTTGTATTCTGAACAGTATAAGTGCTCTTGATAAAGTTTGTGCCACTAGGAGCCATATCAGTGTAATAATATGGAGAACCGCCATTTGCAACTGCGGTAAATTGTGATAGAATTAAATCTAAACTTGCACGATAATTGTTAGGATCAGGGAACTGAGTATTGCTGATATAGTCAAGAAGTTGACTCTTGAAGTTTGTATAACTATCAGCAGCGTAGCGAATAATTTGAACTGGATCAACATCATTGTTAGCTAACAATAATGAGGCTGGTCTTAAACTTGCACTATGTTGCAGCAGTTTACCGCCAACATCATTGAAGTTTAGATCACGGAAATTATTAGAACCAGCAGGTTCACCAACAAGATTTAATAAATTATCGCCAATCTCAATAAGATGATTACGCAATTGACCAAGAGTAATACTAGTAAACTCAGTATTATCACTGTTGTTTGTAAGATTTCTAGGCATAGTATAAGTTTGCTTATACTGAGGAGTTGTGCCGAAAATTTTAACAAATAAACGATCACCAATATTTAAATCTTGATTAAGAACAACAACGCTTGTAGTTGAATTAGTTTTTAAAGTATAAGTGTCTTGATTTTGAAGTTTGCCATTAATGTAAACAAACACATTGTTTTCATAATAGCTGTTCTCATACTTAATTTTTAAATCAAAATTGTTTAATGATATATCTGTTGCATTAAAAGTTTTTGTGATATATTGCTTGCTTTTATCAGCTACTTTATACCATCCATTGGCAAAATTATAATTATCATAGCTATTGATGATTGCGCCATAACCAATATTGACATTCTTAATTGTATCAACTTGATTCAAGTTATAATCAAATGAGTCAGTTTGATAGTAATTTTGAAATACAATATCGCCAAGATTACCAATGCTCTTATAAACTAGTGGAAAACCTAACTCACTATCACGAGTGCCAGTTCCAATAGCATAGCCAAATAGCTTGCTGCCTTTGAAGTTACTGCTTGGATATACTGAATGGTCACCGAGACTATAACTATTGCTATCAATAACATCAAATAGCGGGAACTGCGGACGACTATTGCGAACTTGTGCTAGATTCCATGTTCCATCAATATAATAGAACATATTACCTTGATTTGAAACACCTTCCATAGGAATGACTGTATCGCCATTGTTTACCGTTCCAGAAGGAACCAAATGTATTTGGTAACTGTCGCTGCTAAATGTCAATACAGTATAATCTGTTGTATCAACAGGATTATTAAATGCAAACACAACATTGTTTTCAGTTAAGGTAGCATTTGCGCCAAGATGAATATTTCCACCAACGATTGTGCCTACGGCAGTGCCAGCAGGAATAGCTGGATTAATAGTATTTGTATCGTTTACTATTTGACCAGTGCTTATACCAGTAACGCCAGCCGAAGCAATAGTTAATGTTTCTGTTGCGTTGACAGTGAAATTATTACTAACAGTAATTTGCCAAGGAGTAGTAGCACCTGATGGATCAGATTGTGCAACGATACTTGTGATAGTTGTATTATTGGGAACACCAGTTCCAGTTACTAATTGACCAACAGAAAGATAACTTATATCATATACAGTAAAAGTATTAATTCCAATGCTTAGTGGAACAGTTACTAATTTTTGCGCATTATAATATGGTGTATTAGTTACTGTTGAACCAATTGCAGTTGTAGCAGGAATAAGTCTAGATGGAGATATATTATCTGTTAAATTTTTGCTTAAAGTTATAGCACCAGTTATATCGTCAATCGCTGTAATATAGGTATTGTTAGGAATAGCACTTTGTGTCCAACTGCTACCAGCAGTAACTTTTAATCCAACATATAGATTAGTTAAATCATTTACATAAATGATATTTGTGCCAGCGGCACTAAATGCTACAATTCTAACATTAAAATTATTGTAACTATGAATTTTATTGTTTTGAACTTTATAGATAGTATTTCTTACTGTTGGATTTGTATCCTGTGTAAACACAACAGTGCTATTATTCAACAGTGGAATGCCATCAGTATAATATTTTGATGTTGCTTGTGGACTTTGACCTTCAATTTGTGAAAAAGCATCAGTTGTTGTAGTATCAATAACAGTAACAGGTCCACGATAATTTACACCATAATTAAAAAGTTTTAAATTAGGCAAAAATTCAACAATAGGACGCTTTGCTTGCTGATTAGAATCAAAACTATAATTAGTATTGTTAAAATCAGCAGCATATTGAAGAACATCATGATGGAACCAACGATTGTTACGGCTCCATGCATTTCCATCAACACTTGCGCGATTGATAGTAACATAATCTTTTTCTTCTGGACTATTGGAAGTTCCATCAAAACCTGAACCATTAGCATCATAGCCTTGACCGTTGCCAAACGAACTTCCAAGATTAGTGTTGATAATTTCTGGCGTAACAAGATCACTGTATTTTATGAGACTAATACTAGTGCCAACGCCTTCAACAATATATTCATTGTTTTGATATTCGCTAGGAAAAACCAAACCAGTAAATTTAACTTTTAATCCACTTGAAAATTTAACGCCATTTGGACTAGTATAATTTACACGACCAATAATATCAGTTACATTTAGCAAACTATTGGGAGTTGGATCAACAAGACGAATCTCACCATAAACAAGTGGATTTGTCGCATCAACATAATAAAGAACGCTTTGAGCAGCACTTAGGGTTGGGAACTTTGTAATTACACCAACATTGTTTTTGTAAGCATACACGTGTCCATATACATCGCCTTGCCCAACAAACACTTTATAAAGGTTTGCCCAAGGAGCAATATAAGTTAAATTCATATTTCTATAATTTGGATTTGGAGTTACCATATCAGGCAAGGTTGAATTATTATCAACATTGATTTGCCAAATACCACCAAACTGTGAACTATCTACACCAGTAAATCCAGTTAAACTTGTAAAGACTATAAACTTGCCATCAAATGAACGAACGCCATCCAAACTATTTGATTGAACAAAAGTATCATAATTTTGACCTTGAAGTTGGTCATATGTAATTCCATCAACAATAATATCTACTTGCTGTGTTATTGATGGATAGTTAATCAAATAATCTTGGGCAGTGCTCAGTGGAACAGTAAATGTTACAATACCACTTTCATCGCCATTGTTAGCAACACCCATAACATCACGAGTAGAAATATTGTTCTGAACACTGCTTTCGCCACTTGTTCCAGTTTCAGTTTGAATCCAAAACTGTGTGCCTTGATTAACATGGAAATTATAACTTCCACCACGAATTAATGTTAAAGTAGGATTGATGACATTATTATATCCATCTACGCTATAACCAGTTTCACCAAGTGCAGCACTTTGCAATTCAGTTTCATTGTTGGCAATATAACTGTTACGATGAATATAGAAATCTTGTTGAGTTGTTACAGTATCGGCAGTAACATCAACAGTCAACGGTCCACCAGGAACCCAATAATATTGACGATAATTTGTTAGCTTATCAAGGTCTACGAATCCGTTATAGCTATAATAACGATTAGTAAAAAGACGATCATGATTATTGTTAATGCCACCATCAGCACTAATCTGATTTAGGATATCAACATAGCTATAAACATTGTTTACTTTATAGGTATTTGTTCCCAACTGACGCTTATTAATAACAACGCCTGGTTCTAACTGATAGAACTGGCTGTAACTGTCGCCTTCATTAATATAATAGTCACCAGTAGTATAAACAGGGCTTTGATCTTGCTGACCAATATAACCATACATCTTTTTCAGGCTTGGTTCCTGAATTAGTGGGTCCATAGTAGCATTTAAAAATCTTTTATTAGAAAGAGTGTTAAAAACCTGTGGTAAAAAGTTTACACTTTTACGCTTTGCCATTTATTAATATCCCTGATATAACTGAACGCCAGCAGAATTGATACCGCTGAGAACACTTTGAACTATTTGTATATTATCGACTGTTGCTGCACTTAAAAAGATTTCATTAGGTTCACAACGAATTTCATAGAGACTGCCAAAATAATTATTACTTCCAATTGGAATCAATACTACACTACTAATAAAGCTGCTTAGTTGCTGATGTAGATAAGCTGCCAATTCACTGAAATAGAAGGTATTGCCGAAATCCCAATTGTCCAAACTAAAATATGAATTGATACCGTCAACTACACGACTTTTAATTTCAGTATCACTTAATGTAGTATTTGCATTTTTAATAATTTGGAAATTAGCTTGAAGAGTAACATCAGCTTTTGCACCAAATAGAAGTTTATAAATGCCTGGGTTTAGAACCATTTCATCGCTAAGCATTTTATAGTTAAACAATCCACTATAACTGCTATTAAGTTGAACGCTATCTAAATCAGCAGGTTTTGCAACAGTATTGGTATTATCATAAACATAGTTACGATAGCTTTCATCATATGCACGAGTTAAAATATAGGTATCAATTAAGTTAGTTGCTGCTGGATCAAGACGACGAGTATTCTCAGCATTATGCTCATACTCAAATACTAAATCTTGACGACCAGAAAATACTAGATAAGAATTGTCAACGCTAACAACAGTGTTTACATCATTAACACTTTGAATTTGATAGAACTTTTGATCTATCAATGCATAAAATACAGTTCCAACTGGAAAATTATTGCGAACATAGGTAATATCAGTAATCGTATTGTAAATTGCAACAACTGCACCAGTTGGCATCAATTGAAAACGAACAAGATTGTTGCTATCAATATACTTTTGATAAAATGCCAAGCTGTTAGTTGTATTTGTTTCACTAAAAATATTTGGATCAGTAGGCAAGCCACTTGTTGAACTAATAGGATATGTTACATATATACGACTACTGTCACTATAACCATCCGTAGTCAAATAATTTTTATAAACATTCATATTAACATCTTTGCTAATACCGCTGTTTACAGTTGTTAATCTGATGTTATCACGAACTAATGTATTAGTTGCAGCATCATATACTGCTACTGGATTAGTGCTGATAAAGCTAACTTGCTTAGCACTGCCGAATACAAAATCTAATTGACGATATTTAACTGTATATTTCTGCCCATCTGTCGTAAATAGTAATAACCAACTGCTATCATTATTTGTATACTGACTAGCAAGATTGAATGGATTTGTCGTATTAACATCAACATATGGAATAATGGTCCAAGGATCATTTGGTCCAGCAGTCTTATTATAATCATAAATCAAACCAAATTGAGTTTTGTTCAAGATATAAGTTACAATTGTGTTAATAGTTGAATATTGGAAAGTAGTTGCAAAAGAAACATACACTTGACTTACGATAGCATTGCTTGGAATACTTTCGCTTAGCGTAACTGCACCAATATTACGACCAGCCACCAATACAGTAGATGCGCCACTGCCAGTAATACTTTGAATACTTGCCCAAATATAAGTTCTATCAGTTGACAGCACTGGTGTGCCAGTAATTAATGTATTAGTTGCATCAAAATATTGTCCAGTAGGAGCAACAAATTTAATTAAACTGTTTACTTGTAAAAATTTAAGATAACTGGTAGATGAATTTGCAATCTGTTGTGGACCGTTTGCAATATTATTAGCATCTAAAAAGAAACCAGTTGATGTGGTTGTATCGTCTGTGCTGCGTGACCATACAGTTGGATATAGAACAGTAAAATCCAATGGCGTATAGTTTTCAAAATAGAAATGACGCATTGGATAATCTTGAATAGCAGGCAGAACTTTCTTATTGATAATATCAATAACATCATTGCGGCTATTAAAAGTAAAGTCAAATGCTTGATTATAGGTATTCTTGTATAATACACCATCACGTCCATAAAGATCGGTTGATGTATATTTTCCAGTTGGATCAGTAATGTCAAGTCCACGAGACACACCGCTAGCATAACGATTTACACTCTTTACCTTAACAATATCGCTATACGAGGTATAAGGAAATGTATTATAATCTTCGCCGTTAACCATGCGATTTTGCGCATAATAGGCTTGTGGAGCCTTTTGTTTAATTTCACTTGTCAAGTCACGACGAGAAGAATTGCTTACAGTATATTGTAGACTTGCACTGATTGTTAGGGTCTGTGGTTTGCCAGTAACATCAATATAAGGAATTGCGACAGAAATGCTGCTCATATCACTTGGGGTAATACGATAAGTTAAACCATTAGATACACGATAATAAGAACGATATGTGCCAAGCGGAATATCACTAAAACTTCCATCACCAAAAATTAAATCAATTTGGTCATTTATGCGAGTGTCAACACTGAATAGGGTACGGATACCACGAGCGACACTATTATAAATGGCACTGCTGCCACTAGTTGCTGGAACTTGTGTCCATTGATTTCCAATATTTCCACTAGTAATTTCATATAACCATACATCTTTATTATTAATATTTGTAGTATTAATAGGAAATACACGGTTGGCAACTTTCTCAGTAATGATAAAATCAGTTGAGTTTAGAGTGCCTTGCTTGAAATACAAGAAGAAACCAGTATTTGCACTTGCGTTACCACGACTATCATTTTGATAGACCATGCCAAATTGACCACGAGTGCCTGGATCATATTCACTTATCGTATCAGTATTAGTAATGTTGGCACTTACAATTTCAAAATCTGTGTTGACATCATTGATAGTGCTACTAAACGCAAGAATTGGTAAAATAGTATTTGGAATAGCAATATTATATTGCTCAGTTCTAATACCATTAATCGTTTTGCTTGCGAATGGCTTGCCAATCTTTGTGCTGCTGCTAATAGCTGCATTAAGAATTTGTGTAAACTGGCTAACCCAACTTGCGTTGTTGGCATCATTCCAATTAACCGTGACTCGGCTTAGATTATTACCATTGATATCAAAAATGTTTTCAGTAGTATTGACATTGACAATTTTTAATAATCCACTTGCCGCAACATTGCGGTTAGGAACATAATTTAATTGTTTTACTAGTTTCAGGACGCTATCACGGCGTTCTGCGGTGTCAAGAAAGTTTTCACGAGCATTAAGATCGCTGCGGAATGCAACACTTTGCCCCATGAACGCAATTAAGTCTAATAATGCTACATATTCACTGCTTTCAATGAAATCATTGAAATCTTCTGCATAATATGTTTTAATATAATCAACCATGACTTTGCGAAGAGTTTCAAAGTCATAGGATTGGAAATCTGCATTGGAGAAAGTTGTATAAACTTTTTTCCAGTCTTCCGCAGAAAAAATATTTGTTTGACGAGTGTTAGTAGCCATTTTAAACCTCAAAGTATTTATTTTAAAAATAATATGCGACTATTATTATATCACATAAAGTCGATTACTAGACTTGTCAAATAATACTTGAAGATCAGATATCTTGTTATCTGTTGCAAAACTCAAACTAAAATTTAATAATAATCCACGACCATCGGGCGATTCTTGTACAACTGTTTGTGTCACTACATTAAAACGTGGGTCATAAGCAATAATACGGTCAATATCTTGTTTTATCTCAGTTTTTAACGCAGGAGTAAGCGGATCAAACAATCTATTCCAGATAATTGTACCAAAGGCGGGATTGTGAAGTTTCTCGCCTTTGCGTATACTCAAATAGTTCAATAGGTCTTGAACGATTAAATCATTGTCAGTGATATTAAACGGTCCAAAATCACGATTTACGCTGCTATAACCTTTATATAATGCCATAACAGTATTTAACAACTCTTTCCACCAGCGCCAGTACTTGAACTGCCGCCTGGTGCACTTTGTGCGCCTGTTTGACCACCTGTGCCTGTGGAAGGTGGGCTTCCAGTAATCGCTGGATTATTGCCTTGTGCAGCATTTATTGTTTCATTATTTGCTTGATTAGTGTTTACTACTGAATCACTTGGTGTTTGTGCAGCATCAGGCGGACGAACAGGTGGCAATGGAACAGCATCAGTTGGACGCACTGGTGGCAGTGGAACATTTGATGTATCAGGATTTGGGGTATAATCACGATTTGCTGTTGTATCTGACAGCGGTGTCTGTAATGTCGCAAATCCTGTTGTATTTGTATTATTATAAGTTTGAGCGGTAGTATTATAACCACTCGCAAAACTATAATTACTTACTTCATTTACAGTATTAGGTCCGTTTATATTGGTATTGTTTCCTTCGGTTGCATTAAGTGTTTGACTATTATATGTAATAGGATTTGATGGTGTTTGAAGTGTAGCAAAACCAGTAGTTGAAGTATTATAATTTGCTTGAGCAGTAGTATTGTAACCACTTGCAAAACTATAGTTGTTAATTGGAGTAAAAGAAGTATCTGGAAGCGATTGTTGATATAGTGCACTTTGTGAGTCGCCTGCTGGTTGTGCAGTCTGTGTTACCGAACCGTCGCCAGAAGGTGATGCGGTTGTTGTTATAACTTGACCAGTTCTTGGATCATAATAAGATTCGCCTGGTGGTGTGTTTGCTGCATTAGTATTTGTAGCAGGTGTTCCGCCGTTAATAACTCGTCCAGTTGTTGGATCATAATAGGTTTGAGTTGGATTAGATGAACCATTAGAATTTACAACTGTTGTGCTTGGTATGCCACTGTATCCACCATAAGTTTGACTTGTAGTAGCTTTCATATCACGATAACCGCTGTTATCATAATTGTCAACATTGTTAGCACTTGTTGGGCTATTTCCACTGACTGAATCAGGATTAGTAGGAGGAAGTGGAACATTTCCATCTAAGTTATTAACTTGATCCTGCGTAATAGGCTGCGGAGAACCAGCAGCCTGAATAGGTGTGTTGCCATCATGCGTGACCGCAACAAAGTTTTCACCACTTTCTGGAGTTCCTGTACCATATGGAATAACACGAGTGCCGCAAGGTTGACCAGACCATTGGTCTTGAACTTGGATACCAGTAACATTTCCATTTTGATCATATTGATAACCTAAGAAAATAGCTGCGTGGCTTTGTCCTGATATATTTTGATATGTTCCATTACTACCAAATGTAGCAATAACCGTTCCTGGTTGTAAAGTGCCACTGGTTACGCTAGTGCCAGGTACCCATGTTGATGTAGTACCGGCACCACTTGCTGCTTGTACCAATGCAACGCATTGTCCACTTCCTACGCTTTGTCCAAGATAGGATGTATATGCTGATTGACCAGTAGCTAATCCAAGATTTGATGTAGCAGAATTTACTGCGCTACTTACTACATTAGATGGTGAATTTGAAGAACCAGTTAAGTAATTTCCGACAGAACTGCCAATTGAATTGCCAACACTAAACGCTGCACCACTTACAATATTATTAACGATGCCATTTGCAATCTGTGTTAGTGGACTGTTTCCATTATTTTGAACATTTGGAGTAGTTGCTGGATTAACAAATCCGCTATATGGATTAGTTCCACCGTTGTTTTGCCAAGGTTGTGTAACAGGCTGCAATCCATTCAAGAATGTTGTTTTGCTAATATTTAAACTTAATGCGCATCCACTAACTAATTGGTCATAGGTATAGATGAGACCGTTTTGAACATATTTAATTACAGTAGCAACCCATCCAAGACGAGTTGTAGGGTCGCTTAATGCAACATAATCTGTTGCATTAATGCCTAAGTTAGTATTCATATAACGAGTCATGTTAATAACATTAGGGTCTTGATTTGTTTGTGCGTTTAAGAAAGCAGTAATCAAATCAATACACATTGTTGTTGTGCTTGTATTAAAGCTATCAAACAATACTGCCAATGATGCAATACCATTTTCTGGCTTAGTATATACTGCAATACTGTTTGCATATCCAACTGCAAATTGATCACTGCTACTATATGGAAGATTGCCAGGATTATTCTGCAATTCACCAGTGGTAAAGTTTGGATCACTGTTGTTTTCAGGTGATATGCTAGATACATCAAAACTTGCACCGCTGCCGAAAACGATACCAGCAACCGCACCTGCAATTGCACCAGCCACAATATAACTTGTTCCGCTACTATCGGTACTTGAAATATAATCACCAGCAGTGCTGCCTTGACCAGCAAAATTAGTTGCACTGTTTGTATAGGTCGTTGGCGAAATGTTATTGGTCATTGGACCATAATTTTGTTGAACATTGTTGCTACCAAAATTATTAGCAGCACTAAATGGACCAGCGGTTGCTGCGCCAGGTAATCCTTGCTTTTGTCCAAAGCCAGGTTGACTTGTTGGAGCAGTTGGACTATTATGTCCTGTCCACGGTTCATTGGTTGGCATATTACTTGGTTTTTGTCCTGCGCCTGCCTCTTCTGCTTTGGTTGCATCAGCAGTATTAATTGTATGACAAGCAGCTTTAAGATCAATATGTCCATCTGCCTTAATTTGAATACAACTATCGCCAGTTAGATAGGTATTTTTACCTTTTAAATGAAGAGCAGATTTGCCAGTAACTTTTGTTTTGCCACTGCCAAGTATGTTAATATCAGTGCCTTGCATGTTAAATGCGCCATCACTGACAATATCTACGGTTTTACCATGCAATTTAAGTGCGCCATCAGTTTCAAGCTGCATACCGCCTTTTGCTTTGATATTCACATTGCTTTGTGAATACATGTTAATATCGCCAGCAGCATTAATTTCAACCCAAGCAGTTCCTTTGCTGTTGATAACATAGATAAAATCTTTGGTATCGTTCATTAGGATCATATGACCTTTTGAACTGCGCAACCTAAACATTTGGTTTTTGCCATTGGAATCGCCATCATCCATAACAAAAGTATGTCCACCTTTGCGGCCACGAACGCCCCATTCTTGGTCGCCGTTTACATTTGGTTTTAATTGTGGATCACTTGAATCAATTGGTTGTCCAGGCGTTGAAATACCAAATACACTGCTTGGAGTTTCACGAAATGCACTGCTTGTGCCAGGTCCACGATCTGGATCATTGGTTAAATGCTGAGCATCCCAAGTAGCTTTCTGATAATCATGTGCTATTCGCAAATTATTACCGCTTTGATCTTTTAACGGACCAATATTACTTAAAATTGCAGGAGTTAATGTATCAGTTGGTCCGTTGGTAACAGGGGATGGAATACTTCCATCCAATGATGCTGCCATACCAGGTAAGTTATACATATTTGGCCATTCAGGAACGCATGCAAACCAATATCCATCAAATGGATTTCCGTTAGCAAATGTACAAAGAACTTTAATACCAATATCAGGAGGAACAAACCACATGCCATAAGAATGAGGATGTCCTGCATATCCGCTAGTATCACGATGATTGGTTACGCCATAAAATGGAGTTGAGTAACTAACTGTTTTCCAACTTCCTTCGTCAGTGGGACTGCCACCTAATTCAGGAATCCAAACTTGAAGTTTACCACTACGCAGTGGGTCAGTATTATTTTTTACAATACCTACATAAGGACCAGGCGATATGCGAACACCACTTGCACTTTCATGCTTTGTATGGTGAGGAGCCTTTCTAAACTCTTGGTCAAAAATGTCAGTCATTTATTACGATCCTGTTGCATATGTGTATGGCGCTAGTTCATTGCCAGCATCTTCGCTGGATGTGCTAGTATTATTACTAGTAGAAGGTTGAGAAGAAGTAGGAGAGGTTACCGCGCCAACTGTGTTTGTCGCTGCTTCTGCCACTGGGTTTTCTGTTGCGCCTCGTGTTGCAGCGTTTACAGACTGTGATGGTACACTATCACTTCTGGCAGCAGTCGTTGCTGGTGGTTGCTGATTGCGCACACGATAATTTTTTAATTTCTGTGTAAATTTACCGCCACTAAATGTGCTCGTAACCTGAATGGTGCGATAGATTCCACTAAACTCACTATATGCACCGCTAACATTAAACAACCCACTAGTATCATCATAATCAGTATTAGGAGTGGCAAAATAAAAATTAAAATAAACTGGATTAGTATAATTTATACTGCCATTACTGCCAATATAAGGTGATGTGCCAACAACTGATGGATGCATTAACGCATAATCTTGACTAATCCAGTCTGGATCGCCTACGATTGTAAAATCTAAAGTTATCATATCACCACGATTGTCAAGCAATTTTTCCATCAATTCTTGAACGGCAATTGTTTGTGCGCTAACTGTGGTAGGACCAGTATTTTGGCGTTCTGCCAATCCACGAACATAATGATAACGAGGTTTAAAGAAGCGACCATCGCCATAAGCATCATATCCACCACTGGTATAACTTTGTTGTTTCTCATTGCCGCTTTCATCATTAGCTTTATTAATATAATTGGTTGGAACACCATTACGAAATTCAAAGAAAGCCATATTATAATTAATGTTGGCTTCAATAACATCTTTGTTTTGACCGCTATACAAATAGGTATATGTTTTTACAATCTGATTAGGAGAAACTGGTGCTTGTCCAAATCCTGGTGCATCGTGTCCATACATTGTATATGGCATTATTACATATTTGGTAGTGCGCTGATAATAACCTGTTCCACGATCAATAGGACCAAATTTAATAACAGGAGTAATTTTCCATGTTTTTACTGGTTGGTTATCTTGTCCACTAGTAGTATTCTGACCAGTCATATAATCACTAACAGTAATGACACTACCGATAAAATCAGTTATGCGAGTTCCAGCAGTGGCACGAAATGCTTGACTATTAGTAGTGATAGTTAATGAACCAGTTTGACCTTGTTTTTTATTATTTGCATCTGATGCGCCACTGATTGCCACACTTTGATCTTTAAATGTTTGAGGATCAATAACTTTGGCATTTAACAACTCATTATGAAATTCAAATTCATATGTATTTGGCAACCATTGACCAACTTTTTTGCCATCTGCACCAACTTGGCTTGCTTTTTCTGTTTCGCCTGCGTTTAGTGCATCAGCAACTCCTTTGGTGACAGTTGTTTGATTGCCGCTTACCGTATTTTGTGTAGTTGTTGTTTGTAATTCTTGGTCGGCACTGTTAGGACGCACCAGCGTAGATGTAGTGGTTGTACTTGCCAATTTGCCATTAAACAAATCAGCAATAGACCCACCTTTTATTTCAACATGAAATGGAATTTGATTGTCAAGTGAACTTATGCCCATACCATTAGATGGTATTGCTTCACAACTATATGTTCCGCCACCAGAAGTGATGTTAAATTTCATGTTTACAAAAGTAAATGGTATATATTTTGTAGTTCCTGGTATAACTTCGCCACTGCCATTAGAACCAATGCTTGGAGCAATTGGTTGACCATTGTCATTATAACCCATAAATTCAATTTTCATAACAAAAAAACTGTTTGACCAACTAAAATTAGTATCGCCTGGATTTAATGCGTTTGCTAACTTTTGTAATCTAGCCAAAAAACTTACAGTATATGGCTCAATAATATCAAATTTTAACTTAATAACATCGGTTGCACGAGTTTGGTCGCCTGAACTATTAACAATTGTTTGTAATTCTAAATTGTCAATAGTTAAATCTGTTGGAAAAAATGTTCTGTTTGCAGTTTGTGCACTCATGCCACTATCACTTGCAACAAAAATACCGCCGTTCATAAGATTATGTTCATTGCCAGGACTAATTGCTTGTGAATATATTTGATTAATAGTTTCACGAGGTATTCCATAGATAGAAATACGATAGGTATAATTGACATAGTTGTGCAGTTTATTTGGACGTTGAATATTGGTACTAGGATGTGATTGTGCACCGCTGCCAGAACTATTATTGCCTGCCGAGTTTTGATTAATGGATGCTGGTCCACTGCTGGTAATGTTACTTGTTGGTTGGTTACCAGTATTGTTATAAGAACTTAATGGTGCTGGAACACCTTGACTGTTGGTCACTCCGCCTGTTGGCTGTTGATCTGTATAGGTTGTATTATTATTTTGTGTTTGAACAGCGACACCAGCAGCATCTTCTGTTGTACCATTTGTCACAGAATTAACAGTTTGGTTAGGATTAACAGGAATTGCATCACTTGGAGTAGTTTGGTTTGCTCCATTATTGGTTGCTGCTGTGTTAAGTTCGCTATTTGCAGTTCCACTTCCACTGCTTTGTGCAGTATTATTGGTGTTCGTTGCTGTAATTTGTGCTTGTGTTTGAGCCAACTCTGCTTGTTGACGAGCACTAGCACTAGCATTTTGTTGCGATATTGAAGCATCACTTGCAGCATTAGCATCTGTTATGTTGCTTATTTCTTGCCCTTGCTGTTGACTTATTGCGCTACTTGCAGCCTGTGCATCTGGACTGCTTGTTGGAGTAGTATCACTTGCCTGAGTATTATTTGCTTGTGCTTGTAGGGCTGCTACTCGTGCTTGGGCAGCAGCAAGAGCAGATTGAGCATCACTTGCTTGTTGCGCACTTTGTGCAGTTGCAGCCTGAGATGCCGCTGCTTGGGCAGCAACTGCTGCTTGCTGCGCCGCTGCAACTTGTTCTGCATTATCAGCAGTGACTACCAATCCATCATTGGATAATAATGGAGTTCCACTATATCCATTACTATTATCTTCGGTATATCCACCATTTCCATTAATAAAGAAACTATCTGGTGATATATTAACCACTAAACCTTCGCTACTTTGCCCACCAGTATTAAGTCTACCAACATTAATATCGGGATAAGCGCCACTGTTTAAGATTGCGGATTTTTGTGAATTAATATCACTTAGCGTAATAGTATTGCCACTTGCTTGCTGTTGGTTAAGCCAGTTGTTAAACTGATTTTGGGCAGCAGTTAATTGTTCTTGCGGTGTCAAATTTGTTGGCATTTATGTACCTAATGAATTTTGTAGAGTACTTTTTTGTGGCAAATATATGGTTGTATCGGCAGTGAAATCCCATAGCGGATCAATAAGGGTATTTGGATTGCGGACAGCAAATACCCACCAAAGAGTTGGATTACCATATAAGTCAAATGCTAACAAGTCTGGACGATATTCATATTGTGGAGGTATAGTGAATAAAATATCAGATGCTAGTTTTGGGATAGCACGAGCATTCCACAAATCTAAGAATTGACCATTGTCAAAACTTTGAGTGCTATAATATGAACTTGCTGTTGAATAACTTGGGGGATTAAAAGACATTAAATCCAACCTCCTGGTCCTGAACCACCGCCACCTGTAAGCAATGAACCCTGTGAGAAGTTAACCAATCCAAATTGATTACTAATCTTGTTGCGGCTGTATGTTGGTATAGCACTGATATTAACATTTAATGTGGTTGGCACCTTTTGTTTATCGCCATCAATTGTACAGCTAATATAATCAACATCATTGGGTAATGAATAATCAAAAGAAGTAATGACAATAGGAATATGATCAAATGTATATGGACCATAACCATCCAAGAATAAAACTGGCGGAGGAGTGCCAGCCAATTGATCTTGTCCATAAAACATTTTAGTAACTGTTCTAAAAAAATGTAACATTGCAACTACATATTCAGCTTCTGCTGGATAATTTGCCGTAAACAATGCTTGAATTGATATACTATCAACAGAACTATGTTGATATGCTGGCGTTGTATAATTTGTATGAACAAGGTTCATCATATCATAGCTAGCTTTATGAGCAACCTGAATAACAGGAGTATACGGAAATAGAACGCCGCCAGTATCATTGAGCGGTGAAAATATAGAACTTGCTCCAATAAAACGACCTGTTTGATCACTGATTATAACACGATCTTCGGTATCATCTTGGAAAGCCGTATTGCTGCCACTATTTTGTGCTTGAAGCAAATCTTGACTTGTTGCTCCTTGTGCTACACCAGTTCCACTTAATCTTCCATTTGTAGGATCGGTAGATGGTCCACCAGTTAACCCATATACTAATCCTTGCAGCGCACTATTAACAGCAGTGTTGACCAAACTTGTTTTTAAAGTTTGTGTTCCAAAACTAGATGGATTGTTTACACCATAGTTGTAATAATTTTGTGCAGGTAACTTATATCCAGCGGTGCCAGGCAATGTATAAGCACTTTGATTGCCATTGTAACCAGCATATGCGGCAATATTGGTAGGGTTACCATATCCAGTATTAATCAGTTGGTTTCTACTCAAAGATGAAGTAGATGCCACCTGATTGGTAGTTGGTGTTCTGCTATAATACTGCGTTGGGTTAATATTAAATAATGCCATTGTACTCTCAATTAAATATTTATTTTATTAAAATAACCATATATAATAGTAACCATGACAACAACAAAACGCACCCCTTATCTAACAAACAAAGACCTATTAAAAGAGATTGCTAAGAGCAAAAATACATTCTGTTCATTCTTAACACCAGAAGATCAAGTGTATGATTTAATCTTGCCATCTTTAAGCAAGATCAATCAAAAGACAATTGCAGAGGCTAAACGTGCTCGTGCCGATAGGATGGCAAAACAAGCATGGGAAGCTATGACCGCAACAGGCGTAAAAACCAAACAAGATGTTCATGCGGTTGATTGGCACACTATTAAAAAAACTGATGTAGTCTTTCGCATTATTGCATGGGATCATATTCCACTTGCGCCAGGCAGAAAGAAAAGTCTTAAAACAACGGCTGATCACCATGTTAAGGTAAATTTCCCACCATTTCAACATTATCGTTTCAATGAAGAAGATAAACTAATTTGCTGTGCCAAGTCGCATTGGGAAGGCGGCATTGAGAATGGTTGGTTTAACAAAGATCATGGCAAGATGACTCCTATGTTGGCTCGCATGTTTATTAAACTATGTGAACGCTATGGTTCAAAGGGTAACTGGCGTGGTTATACATACAATGATGAGATGCGCTCTCAGGCATTGTTACAGTTATCACAGGTAGGGCTACAATTTGACGAAAGCAAATCTAATAATCCTTTTGCTTATTACACTGCTACTATCACCAATAGTTTTACTAGAGTTCTTAACGTTGAGAAGCGCAACCAAAACCTTCGCGACGATATCCTCGAAGCAAACGGATTAAATCCAAGTTATACTCGCCAAACTAATAATGCTATCAAAAGCGGTGGTTCAGGTGGAGACTTTGGATTCAATGAGTAATAATGATACTCATTGTATCATTTCTCATGTAGGAATTTTTAATCAAAATCCAACGCAACAAATTTATCCTTGTTGCGTTTTTGAACCTGACAACAGCAAGTTTAATGGCGTTAAACATATAATTGGTGTAAACAACTGGTTAAGCAGTAATTATTATAATTATATCACTGATAGTTTAGATAATGGCATTAAACTTGCTGAGTGCAGCGACTGTTGGAATAAAGAATCATCCAACATAAAAAGTATGCGCCAAAACCATAACGAAACACTTGTTCCGTCAAATTGGTTCAAAAGTTATAAAAAATCATCACAATCAATTATATTATTTGCCGATATAAATGTTGATAATATTTGCAACTATGCATGTATAATGTGCAGTCCTGCAAGCAGCAGCAAAATATACAGTCGTTGGGTTAAAGATTCAAACGCAGAACATATC